TCATAGTAAATCTGAAATATGTATATTTAAGCCTCTACTAATAAGCACAAAATGCGATAATTTAAGCTTCAGGAAAGGACAGTAAAGTAAAAGGAATAGCTCATATTTTGATATATTTGTTTTCTTCGAAAGCGCATCGATATTAACCCCGTTTTTTTTCATAAAATCTTTTATGCTTGATTTTTGGCTATACATATATTCTCCTCCGTATCTATTATATATTTGTCGAAAGTTTTCTATTGCATATGTACAACGAATAAGGTAGAATTAGTTGTCTTCCTCCTTTTGGAGGGGCTGACAAAGAAAGGAAGTCGTGTCCTGGGTAGACAATGTGGCTTCCTTTCTCTATTATGTCGGGTTCCATAATATACCTCCTTCATATCCTTACAGGAAATATTTCCATTGGAACTTTTTATTCATGGGAATATTATACCAAACATATGTTCGCTTGAAAATACCCTGGAGAAAAATATTACTTGTATTTCCGTCACATGCATGTCCCATTCCGAGCTGCATTTTTTTGTCATAATTTGTCGATTTGCGTTATATTCCCATTATATTTTTAATTTTCTGTATTTTCAATGGATTTTGATGAACGGTAATTTTCGATACCTAAAGTGCCTTTTTGGGATTAATTGGGATTAATTTTGTAATATTATTCCATAAGGTTAAGTATACCTTGTATATAGTCTGCCATATAAGCTATAGGCCCTTCTCCAGCTTCATATTCTTTTGGTGGCTTTATATATATGTAATCTTCATGGCTCCATCCTTTGTTCTCCTCAAGGCTTAATTTTACTATCTGTGCTCCAGCCTTTCTTACGGCGCGTATTTTCATTCCCTGGGCATAGATAGGCATAACATATGTGTACTTACCATCCATTACACATACTTGTAGCGTTACCCGGCGCTGTATGCCGGCATAGGTTATTAGGTCGGTAGTTTTGTAATACTCAACGCGACCTATATGGATATATTCTGATTTTGTAAGCTCTTGCTTCACGCCCATCCCACCTGATACTTATTTTCGTTATTTTGTCCATAAGTACCGAGAGGATGCGTTTGTCACCTATGTTATAATTGCGAATGCTATGGGAACGGCTTTATGCCAAATGGTTGACTGTAATTGACAATGGAATGCATAATAATATTCGGTGTGAAATGAAATTTTAATGGGATAATTATGTAAATGTAAGGTATAATACCCAGGTCTATGCAAAATGTCCTATGACCTCCTTGTAGGACTTAATACCTAAACAGAGCAAATTCCACAAAAAAAAGAAGCCTTATTCAGACTTCTTCGTTTCCCTTTCCAATCTTTGTTCTACAGCCTTCCGGATATATTCTGCCGTATTTTCCTGTGCATCACCAGCTGCCCTTTCAATTTTATCTTTAAGCAGCGGAGATACACGCAACGGTATAATCTCAGATTTAATTGCCATCTTACTCTTCCCCACCTTTATGCCTATAATTTAGTATGGTTCTGCTAACCAGGTCCTTTGTTGAGTAATTATTATATATATGGTTTATTTTATTGTTATAAGCTTTTATATCAAATGGTTTTTCTTTTTGTGACATTATCAGTTTACGCAGTTGTATTGAAAACTTTGTAGAAAGACCAATCAATCTAAGTACTTCAACTATGCCGGTACTTGCATCAATCAGGGTAACATGCAATGCATAACCCTTCCCCTCCTCCACCTCCTGCAGTTCTAAATCTTTAGATAAATGCACCGAGTAGGGCACATCGATCCAATTCAAGCTACCAAACTTAAAAAGCATGAATAATACTTCATCTGCTGGATAAACAGCTAATTCTATATTACCTCTTTTTATATTCTCTATTTCAGTTTTGGCAGGCCTATCAAACATAAGATAGAGCTCAGCCCCTGAGTTTGTGAAATCGAATTTTGATTCTTCCTGGTATTTATTTATGCCTTCTTGGTACAGTTTCCCTACTTCCACTTTACCAAACATAATTCTCCTCCATTATTCCCATGAATGGGAAAATTCTCTGTTTTTAAACAATTCAGCAATACCGGTATTTTGCTTAAGCCTTAAAAATTCATCGAGATCCATTCCAAGTTCCTGCGCGACCCTTGTATCATCCCAGCCCTGCAAAAGCATTTCAGCCACTACATCAGTCATACCGTCTATCCCATGTTTTCCCCTGGCCCTATTATGTCTTATTGTGCTTGCCATACGCTCATTCATGGATTTTTCTAGTTCTACTATAGGAAGATGATTTTTGACAGTTTTATTTATATCCTTATATTCCTTACCAACCCTGTTGCGATGGAATCCGTCAACAACAACAAATTTTCCGAGCTGCTCATCCCATACAGTTACAATCGGCTGTGTATAGCCGTCTTCCTTGATACTCCTATACAACAGCCTCATTTCGGGCGGAGCTACATGGTTAGGATTATAATCATTTGCAACAACCATGTCTGAGGGTACCCATTTTACTATACTCACGGGCTGCTGGATAGGATTCATTTCATCAATATCTTTTTTAATTTGGTTAATGGCCTGTATGCGCTCTTCTTCAGGCATTGCTGAGAGCTGTATCTTTATCAAGTCAACTAGTCCTTCAAATTCACTCATTTTGTATCTCCTTTCTGAACAATTTATAGCTCCCGCGTTTCCCCGTTACGATAAATCCGGATTTTTCATAATTCTTGATTTGCCGTGGATCCCGTGACATTGCTTCAATGATCCATCCTTTATAATTCTGTTCGGTGTGCTTCTGACGATATTCAAACAATTCCTTGCTGTAGCCATTTCCCCTATACTCCGGAGGGATGTAAAAATTATCAAAATATATATAACCGTCTCCTTTGAGGTTCTTGGCACTTCTCTTGTTTTCAAATAGACAGCAGAAGCCGGCTATTTTCTCTCCGTCAAAGCCGACAAACCATGTGCCTCCAGGCTCATTATACAGTGGAAGCGTCATTTCCTCCATAATGCTCCTATCTGCAAAATAGGGGCCTAGATATCCATAAAAATCATGTCCCTGCATGTCCTTGGTAAAAACCTTGATTTCCATTGTACTACCTCCTATAAATCCTTATATTTTTCAAACAAGGCATTAATAGCCTTGTCAGTACGCTCAGATTCCTTGAAGCCATATTTCTTGCACATCCAGTCCCCTTTTATTATAAAACCGGCCATGGTCTCCCAGGAACCCACATAGGCAATACTGACACCCAAATCCTTTGATGCTTGTTTCGCTTCCTTCCTGGTATCAAACCACCATTGCTTCAGGCTAAGCTTCTCTCCGGAATATATTTCAAACCATCTTTTTATCACGCCGAACCGGTATTCGTAATTTGCCTTTGCCTCAGGAGGAAGACTGTTCAACAACAATTGAGTATATTCTTCCCATGTGCAGCTGGCCGGCTTCTTGAGCTTACCAATATTCAAATTGCTTCCGTTATAGATAGCTCCAAAATTAGCCCCTTCAACACGTTCTACAAGCTTATCCCAGGTTTCCGGTTCTATCTCCTGCCACTGGAAGAGATCGTTTTTCTGTACTTCTCCAAAGGCATTACAGATACGCATTTCATGTAGCGGCTTGCCGGCCCGGTAGAATCTGTCATAGGTCTTGTTATAATCCCATCCGAACTGGGCATTGGCCGTCCATATATCTGAGACTTCCCAATCATATATGGGAAGACATATCCATGACTTATTGCCGTTGTCGGCAGTCTGGTAAACCCATTTCCGCATTTTCTTTCTGTTCTTCTGTGCCTGAACCAGCATATGTCGGCCATAGCTTTCATCCGTCCGGAGCCCCAATATATCAGCAATGGAATCTACGCCTTTTTTATCTGCCAGCCAGTCACCGAACTTCTTTACAATCCATAAGGTGTATGAGTTTCCATCGTACCAGGCTTTCCATTCTTCCGGCATATTGTCTTGGTTTATAACGAAAGGATATGTGGGCATGGGGCGGATCCACTTATCTCTCTTGGCGGGATCCCATGGTTTCCAATACCGTTCATATATGCTTGAACCGTTATCTTCGCATTCCGGAAGACATATCCAATATGGCTCTACATCATCCCGGAGCATTATTCTTGCAACAAAGTCTATGGTTTCCTTATAGCAGGTTTCCCAATCGAAGAACATCACTGGAACCGGCAACTTATTTTTCAGCCTGGCGCGTTCCAACACCAAATTAAGAGTAACGCCGCTGTCCTTCCCCCCGCTGAAGCTGACATAATAGGCCGGAAAATTGTCCAATATCCAGTCTACACGTTCTACAGCGGCACTATATACATTCTTGTTCGGGTTGTATATCTTCGGCACCGTCTACCCACCTCCCTAAAGCTACTTTATCCTTTTCACAATCAATTGCATATCTAAAACCGTCAATCAGTCTTTCTTTCTTCCATAGGCATTTTAAAATTCTTTCGTCTATAGTCTGGCGTGCGCATATATCATAAATATATACATCATCTTCCTGGCCTATCCGATGCAAACGGTCTTCTGACTGTGCCCGTGTAGCGTAATCATAATCGTTCGTATAATAAATTTCATTTCGGCAAAATTGAAGATTCAATCCATAACCTCCACATATTTTATTCGCTACGCAATATTGTGCCTTCCCCTTGAACAGGCTAATTATTTCTTTTCTCTTCTTCTTACTCACTTTACCGTATAGTTCTACTGCCTCTGCGCCATAATGTTTTCTAAGGATTTCAGCTATAGTTTTTATCTCGTGTGTAAATTTACACCAAATAATAGCTTTTTCCTCTTCTATTTCTGAATCCAATAGCTTCAGCAGTCTTTTTATTCTCGGATTATCTTCAGGATCTCCAAATATTGATTCTGTCTGCATAGGACTATCCACATCCGATATAATTCTATGCCCGCTTACAACATGCTGCAATGCTGTAAAAAGCCGATATATCGTATAAGGCTTAAGTTCGTCAATGTCCGCCAGAAAAGCATATTTTACACGCTCATATTCGTTCCGCTGCCAGTCATAAAGGTCTACATAGCAGGTCTTATAAATCTTCTTAGGCAGTTTCAGACAATCCTTCTTTAAAACCTGATATGTATATGGGGCTATTTTTCGGGTGAGATAATCTACATTCAAAACCCGGTTAATCTTTCCTGGGATCCTCTCATCATATTCCAGATGATTGGCCGCGAAGCTCCAGAAAGACTGATACCCCAATATTCGCCAATCCAGGATATACCACTGTGCAAACAAGTCCTTTTCACATTTTGTTATAGGGGTACCGTTGAGAATCAATTTGTACTGGCAATGTTCAGCCAATCGTCTTATATTCATTGTTCTAAGCCTTTTGTGATTTTTGACAAGATTACTTTCGTCTACTACTAAAAATACTCTGTTGTTCTGCACCATGTCCAGCAACTTAAGGTTAAGCTTGATGCTGCTCGATAGACTTTCTATGCCATGTATTTCAACAAGCTCAATACCGGATTGCAAATGCTTTATCAACTCATCCTGAATGTTACCAGTTTCAAACACAGAACAAGGACATAGCCATAGTACTTTATCTACTTTCCCGGAATTTATCCGCTGTGCGATAAGGTCCAATGCGGTTCTTGTCTTGCCGGTACCCTGCTCCATATAGAGAGCACCGACTTTTATATGGATAAGCTTTTCAACAGCAGGTACCTGGTGGGGCTTAAGTTCAGTCTTTAAGGTCATCAAGGATATCACTTCCTGAGTTCAATATTTCTTTTAATCCATCTTTTGCTTCTGGATCAACAACCTTCGCCGGGTTAACCTTCAATGCTGCATCTTTGGCAGCTTTTGCAGATTCGATTAATTCCACAGTTCCGGGGCTTAATCTGAAGCCATACATATTCGCAAAATCCTCAACTTCTTCATAATGTTCCGGTTTTACCATTACATTCGGCCTATCGTATCTTGAGCCTGGAAGCCTCCTTGCCATATCGTATAAATCACTTCCATCTGTCCACCCAATAGAAAACCATCCGGCATATTCTCCCTTTGTTCTTTTTGCTATCCAACGTTTGCATTGAGGTTCGTAAGTACCATTAATAGCCTTCTCCCTGGCTTCATTATCAATTAGTATTATTGGGAATCCGGCATTAAGGAGCTTATTACCTAATTCGGCAGCACGATCCACAGCAGATCCGGTTGTAAGCCCAATCCTTCTTTCCCATGCTTGACCGCTCCAACTATAATTAAGTTCTTTCACAATCCTCATGAATCTATCGTCTTTTTCAAATATGGCAGCAACTTTACCATCCAATATTCTAATTTCAACGGTTGCATTTGTCCTACAGTTTTCCGGATATACTGTGGCTTCAGCATTTATTTCGGCAATAGCCTTTTCTTCCCTAATCTTTTCTTCTGTCGGCATTTCTTTGTGTATATCGTCGAATAATATTTCTAGCATTTTATGATTTCCGAAGCAAACACGGTTATCGATATACCATTTTGCTTCTGTTTTGTTGGTCAAAATATAATCAAATATAGAATTCGCTAAGTCTCTATTGCCTTTTCTTTCTTCTATGTCTTCTAATATTTCCTCTACATTATCGATTAACTTCTGCCTCAAAGTATTTGCCCAGGCTACTTGTTTCTCACTTCCTTTGAGCTCCGGAAGTTCCATTTCCTTTGCCTTCTCGGCTGCAGCGGCGTTCTCTCTTTCTCTATCTTCGGCAAGCTTCTTTTCATAGCATTCTTCGCATAGGCCGGAGAACTTTTTGTCTGCTATCCATTGTCTATTTTTTGTGGGTCCTACTATATTTACACGGCCTTCATGACCGCATGAAAAAGTCCCATAATACCATGCCATTTTATCAACCTCCATCAACTTATCAAGGAACAATCTATATGAAGGGGAGCTATGCATTTCTCCCTCGTGGCGGGTTCCCGCGACTCCCCGGCAATGTGCCGGATCATTGTTTCGGCCTGTACCCAGCAGGCCATCGTCAGGCGGGTTATCTTTCAAAATTTCGCAGGTCTATCAAATCTTGCTGTGCCCATCCGTAAAGCGTCTCTGGGCTGTTTTCGTAATCTTCTATAAACTCCTTCTCGGCTTCTGCCGCTTCTCTTAAGCAATCACAACCCTCTGACAGCAACCGTCCGCAATATTGACAATATAATCTTTTCATATTACTCTCCCCCCTTATATTTCGACTATTAAGACACTTCCGTGTGTTGGATGCGTTGCTGTGATAAGACTTTTGATGTCCGCATCAAGTAACCCTTTAGCAACTATTTCCTCGCCAGTCTCTGCAAGGATGATGTATTTTTCTTCTTTATAATTCCATTTTTTGATTACTATATCAGCTACTATCTCCATGTTTTCTGACAAATCTCTGAGTGTCATTTTTTTATCCCCTTTCATCTTATCCTTAATCTTATTGTACTACATATGTATATCATTTGCAATACCTTCAGGGGAAATATTTACATATTTTCTTACAAAAAATAAAAAAGGAGGCAGCCAAAGGCTACCTCCATCATTCAACATAACTTATTTCCATACTACCCGCATCCACAACGCAGTACATGCCTTTCCCCTTATAAAAAATTATACTTGTCTCTCCGTATCCACCAGGATCATACTTTCCGGATACTTCATGCAAAAGCTCCTTGCTCTGTTCCATAATGCTCTCTTCGGTATCGGCATATTCAGTATGGTTGTGGATTACCAGCTTTTTATATGTTATCTCTCCCTGCTTTACTGTATCGATGTTGACGGTATATTCCTCCTGGGGACCGTCGATGTCCTCAGCGCTGGCCGGCATTGCTGGCTTGCTGTTGTTTCCGCAGCCCGCCGTAAATATAAGGAACAAGGCCAAAACGAATATTAAACACTTTCTCATACATGCCTCCATATTCATCTTTATTTGCAGCTTTCTCATTCTTTGGCATTATTATGCACTTTCTCTATCAGCTCCGGAAGGAACTTGAATATCTCCAGCGCTCCCAGGTTTCCATCTGCTTTTGCAGCTGCTACAGCAACATTAATTGCATTCTCCCACTCTTCCGGATTGCTTGCTACTTTGTATAGTATCTCCTTCCAGTCCAACTGCTTCACCTCCCACCAGCTCGGCCGCTGACCTGCCCGGAGTTGCGCCGCTGTCAGGCTCCCAGTATATTCAAAGTGCGGCTTGTCAACAATGCTTTTCCAGTCTCCTCCCCAGGTGAGCCCCAGTTTCTTTCCCTCTTCGCCGGCAACGGCCCACAATTTGTTATCGCCCCATACTGCATTGCCATTAACCACAGGTACAACGTCATATGCCAGGCCAAAGCCGTGCGGACCTATGTGCTGCATGTTTGTTACTATACTGCCGGCCCTGGTCCTCCCCTGGGCATATAAGTATGCCTGGTACTCAGCATCCCGGAGGGTGTTTGTCACCTGGATGGTGGCTCCCCGGGCTTTGCAGGCAGCAATATGCCTGTTGCAAAGTTCCCGGACCACCGGATGCAGGTCCTCTAATTTCCTGCTGTTGATCATGCTTAATCACCCTCTTTAGCCTGCTTTACAAGCTGGTGCCCCAGAACAGCAGCGCCGGCCACCAGCACACCCTGTATATAAGCCTGTGGATTGCTGCCCATTAACAGCACAGCCCCTACTACGCCGGCAGCAAGCAGGACATAGGGTATTATCCAATTAGGTACGTTTGGTGTTGCTTTGAGGATCGCCCCAATGATCCACAGCACCGGTATAAGTATAAGGGCCTCCTGAGTTATATACTGCATAATATCCATTTTTACTTTACCTCCTTTTATTTGAATATTCCTTGTTGGACAGCATAAAAAAAGAAGCTTACAAAAGCTCCTACCATCAGCCCCATGAACCACCTAAGGGTCGTAACAAGGTTGCCTATATCCTTGCATAAGTTTTGTATCTGGATCTTATACTCCCTGCTGTCCACCTGGAGCGAATCCAATTGCTTCGCGTGATCATTCAGTCTGCGGTCATGCACCTGCAGCTGCTCGTCAATACGTTTGTGTTTTTCAGTACATATTGAATCCCCCATCACCTCACCCGCCTTCTGTCGAATTCAGGGCAAAACAAAAGAGCTAAGCTCCTGCCTTGCCCCTGTCATACATCTAGTTTTCTACCGGATCGCCATTGCCGTCCAATCCTAGCGCTTCCAGCTCTGCCATTACGGCAGCTCTCAGCTGCTCCGGTACCTGCTCAATGGTTCTTCTATGCTTTACGATCAAAGCAACATATACATCTACCACAACTATCCCTCCTCTCCATAAGGCCAGTATCAGCCTTAATATGTTTAGCAGCTTCATCCCTGCCCCTCGGCATCCAGGAGCGCCTGGACCTCTGCTCTTATAGCTTCCGGTACCTGGTCGATTGTCCTCCTGCCAGCCTTTACCAGCTTGTAGTATACTTCTGCCATGCTATATTCCTCCTATAATCATTTCGTAGACTTCAGCTAGGGCCTCAAGGGCGATAATATTATCTGCTTCAGCCTGGACCAGCTTTGTATTAAGAGTATCAATTTCAGCCTGCTTCTTGCCTACCTCTTCAGCTATCTTATTTTCGATAGATGCGGCAATTTCAGGACATTTCTGTACTATTACGCCCCATAGTAATTCACCCATAATTCACTCCTCCTACCATATATTAAGTATTTCGTTGATTTTATTCTTCAGGTCCGTGGTTGTCTCTGTTGTCAGGTTTGCAACGGCTGCCATCTTTAGCTCCTTCTCGGCCAGAGGCAGCAGGCTGAGCCACACATCAGCTACATTAGCTTGGACATTGCTTACCGTCTTTACGAGCTCATTATGGCTGTCCAGCAGATTCTCCACATACTCTGCTGTTATGGCTGCCTGCTGGTTGTTGTATTCTTCAGGGAGAGCTTCGTAGAGGACTTCGTAGGTTGCTGTGGGGTCAAAGTTGGCTTGAGGTATTTCTGCCCTTTCCCTCCCAAAAGCATAGGCTGTAGGGTCATTTCTGGTTATCAACCAATTATTAATGTTTTCTATACCATTTTTTAGGATGCTTTTAATACGTTCTGTTGCACATTTTGTCTTTGAGGCTGTGGTGTCTATGGCAACTGAGGTATTGCGGTTAATATAATACTTAGATGTTGATTGCATAAATATTGGATTAGCCTTCTCCTTAACAATCCCTGTCTGCAGGCTTATTGTAGTCTTGCCTTTGTATACTGACCATCCATTAATTGGAGTAGGAAGGATTTCCTCTATAGGTTGCGCAAGGACGTACCATATCTCTGTACCGGCAAGGGCTGCTTGTGCTGCTGCAAGGCTGGCATAGGTGCCTTTTGAAGCTATAAAGTTTATTCTATTTTGACTAGATGCAAAGCCAGTAAAAAAGTTACCAGCATCACTTGCAGGAATAGTTTCTTGAAGTATGGTTTCAGCTTTTCCAGCGATTTTTACATAGCCTGTTAAAGCTGTGCTACTCCCTAAATTTATACAGTCAGGTGGGGCAACAGCAATTATATAATCTACTGCTACTTGTGATGTTATAAGATTAGTTATATCACTTGCCTGCAAAACATACTTCTTTACCTTCGCCAGCTTTTTTGCTACACCATTCTCATAGCTTAGTTTATCCCTGTAATTGTCTATCCCTGCAAATTCACCGTCTACAAGCAATTCGCTGCCTTGATATGGTTCGTAGGCTGTGACTGTTGTGCCTTCTTCGAGCTGTATGTCATCAAAGTAAGTCTCTGTTAATCCATAGTAATTCTCAATCATTATGTAAGGATAATTGGCAGTATATGCCCTACTCGTTGTTGTGTTCACCACTGATATATAATTTCTATTACTGTCAAACTGCCTTATGGCAACATGGTTACCGCTAAAATAATATTGATTACCTACCACCAACGGTATTAATCCACTGTGTTTATGTGTGCTTGTGTTAGTACCATTATACTGTCCGGGCATCAAGCTGCCCTTATCAAACAAATTCTTCCCGCAGCTCTGCAAATACAGCCCCATCATAGGTTGTATGCCATTGACGTAGGGCAAGTTGGCGTCACACCATACCTGTGTCTGTTTTTCTACCGGATAATCGCTAATATCTACAGCCATTACTCGCTGCGCTTCCATAACTTTTCCATTAGCTATAGCTGCACTAGAATACACGTGTCTTAATCTAACAACAAGATTGGAAACATTACCTGTTGTTAGATATACACCTGAAAATGTATATGCTTGATTTATTGCGGGAGACGCCTTTCCTTCAACCAGTGCCAAAAAAGCAGCATTATCGTGCAAATAGACAGCTACCTCTGTACAATCGCTATTAGTTACTTTTAGTTCAGCTCTTACATAAATTTTCCTACCCGTGCTTAATGAATAGCCTGTGCTGTGTCTGGTATCGGGTTCTATCACTGAACCACTTCCGGTAACAGATAAAATATTATTGGCTACAGATAAAGTACTACCAGTAGTTGTCCATCCTGTAGTCCCGTTTGCAAAATTACCATTCTTTACGATATTCACCAACAGCGGACTTGCTTCCATCTCAAAATTGAGTCCGCCGCTGACTTTTGCATCTATGCTGGCTACAGGGGATTCGGTGGAGAGGGATACTGTGCCTACTGGGACTGAATTCAAAACTTCATTCTGGAGGGATATCGTATCTGTTTCTGCTGCCTCGAATCTGTCTTTTATTGTTTCAAATACCTCTCCTTTAACTGTGGACACGTGGGCCTGGCCTACTTCAGCATTGGCGTCCCCTCTCACTATTTCGCTTACTTCTGTCTGAAGAGCGCTTACATCGGCGTCTACGACATTAAAGCCCTGTGTTATAAGGCTGTACTCATCAGATACCTTATTGTATCCTATCAGGTTGCAATATTTATTCGCCATTTTCAGCCGCCGCCTCCAATCTTCCCATTATAGCTGCAAACGCTGGCACCTCACCGCCCTTCAGGTTAACCCGCTGCATAAAAATAAGCAGATTGTTATATTCTGCTTCGCTTAACTTCACTTCTACGATTTTTTGATTTTCCACTATCTCACCTCCTACACCAAGCCATAACTATTCAGTGCATCTCTTAAATCATAAAGTGTACTCCTGAGATTTCTAACATCCTGCTTCAAATTGTTAAGCATATTCTGTTCGTTTGAGCCGTAGGAACCACTAGCAGTCTGCGTAGTCACAATAGAATTCGGGGAGGATACTGAAGTCCTGCTGGATGCAGAATACCCGAAGAATCCTATTCTGTCCCCCCTATGCCGCATATATCCGTATATGTTTACCGTTGGATTATATCCGGAAGTGCCGATGTTCATATCGGCGCCGGTGCCACGGATCGAGATCCCTCCGTCAGTGTGGAAGGTTATCATGGCCTCTCTCGTCGTACCGTTTATACCGTCATGCATTCCGATACTGCCTCCCCGGGATACATCCACATTTCCCTCAACAAATATCCCATTGCTCCAAAACTTCATAGCCCTTACGCCGCTGCGCCGAAGATAAAAATATCCCTCGTCATTTTCCAATCGTATGCCTGAGCTGCCGCCCAGATATATGTTGTTTCCGACGGTCATGTCGGTATCTACGTCTATTGTCACCCCTGATATGGTCCCTGCCGCTATCTGGTTGGCCAGAATCTTCCCTGTGATAACATAGTCCTGCCCGAGTATAGTAGTCAGCCCGGAGCCGGTAACGTAATTAAGCAGCTCATCCTGTAAATCGGAATCTGTCACGAAGTCCGGTACATCGTATATATCACCAAAACTTATGATAGAATCACCATGTATTTTCAAGTTTCCGTTTGTATCTATATACAGTGCGTCCTCCAGATATCCATCGCCCCGGTCAGACTGTATCCGGAAGCCGTCCGTGGCATTCATAGACACTTCTGCCTTACCATCTGAGCGTATTACTTCTACGCCGGAAGCTCTTGTTATTTTTACGCCGTTATAAAGCTTGCTCTCCTGTATTGCATTTCTTCTAAGTCTCTGTATTTCTGCGTTCAGAGTGCCGGTAAACTCGTACTCGTTTTCTTTTTCGGACCGTGTCCTGGCCGCAATGTTTTGCAGCAACCCCTTTTTATACACAAGCTCACTGTGCAGTATCAAAGAGTTATAAGTAACAAGGCCATCCCAGGGAACATTATAATCCTGCCAGGGTATATCTATGTCAAGCCAAGTCAAACTCTCGTCACGCTGAAAGGTGATTGCGTCCCCTGTTTCCAAATAGGGCAGTCCTCGACATGACAGCTCATAGGGCACGTAAGAAAAGCCCTCTATCTGGGGGAATAGAGCATTCAGATAAGCTTGTGTAACATAAGGATTATCAAAGGTCAATGTATGGTAGGCATCGCCGGAGCCCCTTTCAATGTATACTGTTTCTCCCTGGGAGCTGTCAGTCACTATCACCTTTGTTATGGTCCTTATATCGTTTATTTTGTTTACTCTGAAGCAACTTGACATTTGTATGCCGGTCCTGGTCGTGACCGCGGGTGAAAACTTTACCCAGCCCAACTTACCATCTTTCGTCATCCTGGCAGAGCAAAGATGAGCGCCGGCAATCCATCGTATTACATCCCGGATTGTCGGCGGATCTGTGTTATTGTTATAGGCTATTGTGAATGTTGGGTTTATTACAATGCTGCTGTCAAAGGTCAAATTTAGCTGAGCTTTAATCTCGTTCATTACGGCCAGCATCGTTGCCGGATACAATAGCTCAGATTCATATGGGATAAGCAGAGCTGTCAGATCGTCATAAGCTGTTATCTCCCATATGTTATTTTTATTGACCTTGCTGTCAATCGAGAATACTCCCAGGGGCATATAATCAGAATACCCTTCATTAAGTTTTATCCGGATGAAGGGCTCTACCTTTTCCCCGTCAAGCAAAGGTATTTTCGTCCTTATTGAAGCCGTGAGCTTTGAAGATATAGCCTCTCCTATTGTAAAATCGTCCTTACTTGTCAGCGAATCAGCGATTGAGAATCCAACTATTGAGCTATCTTCAAAAACCTTTGTACCGCCTATCACTATCTTTGCTTGGAATTCTCGCTCACTCTTAAGTGCTGCAATCTTAAAATCATTACTTACTGGGTACATACCATCACCTCTCCGTTAGGGTTACCTTCAGGCCCGACCATACTATTTCGTCTCCCCTGGCTATGGCAACCGTGGTCGGCCGGTTTCCCACATAAAATGTCTTTGTAACATAATCGCCTTCCATGGGATCAGGATAATACACATCGAAGAATGTTGCGCTCATGCTTTTCAGCAAGGCTGATATTGCTTCCCAGGATAAAGCATTGAAAGACCAGTTTATTTGCCTCTTGACGGTTATTCTGTCCCGGTTAAGGGTACCGTCCATAGTTCTTACCGTGGTCTCGCCGTTGTCCAGGTCCATCGGGGTTACAGAAAACTCAAAAGGGTATGCAGCGATTTCTTCACCGTTTATTTTTATCAGCATATTGTTACCCCCCCCCTCCTTAATCAAACCATTCGGGCTTATCATAATAGGCTGGTGCTGTTTTGACCAGTTCCTTGATTTCTAAGCATTTTTCGCAGTAGAATCGGTCAATACGCTTCCATTCTTTTGAGCCATAGCCACTATAGCCCTTTTGTCTAACCGTTTCCATAAACACGTATTTGTGCTCGCAAATCGTCTCCAAATCTGCACCTCCTATACTATCAGCAGCGTTCTGCCTGCACGTCGCTGTTCTGCATTTATCGCGCTTATTGATATCCTCGCGAATTCAGTTTCGCCTATCTTCAGTATCAAGTCTCCTGATCCACTACCGGAGCCACCGCTATTCCCGGATTGCTGCATGGCGCTCGTTACAGCAGATACTATCATTTCCTTCAGATCATCCAGAGGCGATATTACCTCCCTGCCTCCGGGATTATCTCCTACCATAGCGAGCATAGGACCGTTGGTTATACCGCCATCGGCAAGGGCCGGGATACTCGCCAGCCCCCCTAAAGCCGCTCCTGCATATGGAATTATCGCGGGTGCTGCTAATGCCAATGCCCCCGCCCCCACTATTACGCCGGCTGCTATAGTCGTTTTTAACACCAGGCTTTTGTTTTCCCTGAACCATCCACTTACTTCTTCACCTATACTGCTCATTAGATTTTTGAAATTATTCCATACTGAGCTAAATCCGCTTACCATATTACTTACAAATCCTCTGGCGGTTTCTGCCGCAGCCTGTAAAAATCCACTTCCAAAAGCTTTTAAATTTTGTCCGGTTGTATTTGCAAAGGTTGAAAAGTTTTGTGATGCTGCCTTATACCCTTCGCTTAAATTATTAGCCCAGGCTTTAGCCGTTTCTGCTGCAATATTACCGGTATTCCTGCCAAACATTTGTAAATTATTTTGAATGGTACTTATGGCGTTATTTACATTTGTACCCGTAGTAGATAGCCCCTGCTTTATATTCGCAACCAGTACGGCAGATGCGGCAGCAGCTATCAGCCCGACATTTTCCTTGTGAGTTTCAAAATTGCTTCTTATTGTTTCTAAGCCTGTGTTAACAGCTGCTCTTGCGGATTCCATCGATCCGTATATGTGAGTTTTAACACCTTCAAAGGACTCTGCCGTCTTTACCGCAAGTGCTGCCAGGGATAGCCCATACGCAACATAATCTATGGTCGGAATCTCTATGACCGGGACAGGAGGCGGTTCCAGTCCCCAGTTTGGGCTATATACGGGATTCGGTATCGGCTGAAATACCGGAGCAGATACGGCTGGAACAGTTAAGTTCCAATTAGGGTTGTATATCGGACTAGGTATCGGCTGAAATACTGGTTTCTCTACTTTAGGCGGCGGTTCCAGTCCCCAGTTTGGGTCATATACGGGATTCGGAATAGCTGCAAAAATGGGCGCGGGCACAAATAGCGGTACCGCCAACATTTGCTTTAATTTATTCCATCTATCCGTAAACCACAAATAAAACTTATCACTCTCATCTTCAGCGTCCTTAAAACCGCTTGTTAGCCCATCCGTAATTTGCTTTGTATCTATATTGGTTTTAATATTATCCAACCCCGATGCTCCTCCGCTTCCTGAGGCCAGAGAACTCTGTAATAAGTTCAGTTCATCAAATGGCGCTAATGCCTTTTTAGCCGCTTTTCCCGCTTTATCGACACCATCTGATAAATCGATCTCCGAATCAGCTGCATCACCCGCTGTGTCGCTTATTTCAATCTGCTTTCCGGTAATCATTACATATATCTTGCCAATTTCCTTTGTAACAGCAATCAGGGCCTCTAGCGCTTCGTTCAAAAACCTTACCACGGGGAGAAGGATTTCTACTAGTGCCTTACCCATCAGCCCCATAAATTCCTGCCATTGCTCTTTAAGGAGTTTTACCTGATTCGCCCAGCTTCCTGATGTCCTGGCAAAATCACCCTGAGCATCCCCAGTAACGGATAGCAGATAATTGTATCTTAGCAGGGTCTGCTCCGCCTGTGTCATTTCTAACCATGACTCTCTGATCCCTTGAGATAATGCATATGCTTCCAGATTCGCAACTGTCATGTTAATACCTAGTTCACGCAGCGGCTTTGTTTCTCCGGCTATACCCGCTTGTATCTTCTCAAAAGCCGCATCGTTTTGCAGATTATAAAAAGAGGCCATATCCGCTGATAATTCAGTCAGATCTATAGCCATGCTTTTCATTGCTTCTCCCGTTAGCCCGGAGGATTTCAACATAGCACCCATTGTAGATGTATATTTTTTAGCGGATAACTGAGACAACCCAAATTGCTTCAAGGCCGTATCTGCAAAATCATTAACGTCCTTCGCCATAGAGCCAAATGTGACGTCAACCACATTTTGCACTTCCTCAAGATCTGATGCTACTTCAATGGCCTTTCTTCCGAAGCTGACCAGCGCGCCTATTCCTAAACTAATCCCCGCTAATTGCAACCCACCCGAAATTATTGCTTGGAAGCCCTTAAATTGCCCTTGCAGTACGGTCATTTCTTTTTTTATTCCGCTAAAGTCTGCTCCGCCGCGAACTATAAAGTTAGACTTTTGACTCATGCTTTTCCACCTCCTTCTATAAAAAATAAAAACATCCTTATAGATGTTCGAATTTCTAAATTATTTTGATTTTTAAACTCTTTTATGGTATTATTTAGTAAAAATATGAGGTGATAATATGGGATTATACGGTTCACCCGAACTTTTTCCCGTAAACAATAACGGTAGTCCCCCTCCTAAAAAATTAACAGCCTGGAATATCTTATTTATTGCTATAGGCTCTATTTTTTGCCTGTTTTTAGTACTATTTATGTATTCTGGAGTAACCGCAATTTTTATGCCGTGGATAGCTCAGGGGCATATACTGTTTATGATTCCTGTAATAGCAACTATCGCCTATGTTGTAATGTCATTCTTATTTTTTATTAATTATGCAAAAGGAAAAAAATCAAAAGTATTTTTAGGCTATTCCGTTTTATCAATAGTAATTTTTATAATTTCAATGGCATTTAATCCATCAGGGCAATCTACTAATATTCAAGCAAACAAATCAGGTGGTCTGACGCTAGATGAATACAAGCCTTTATGCTCATCTTATGCTTATGAAGAAATTGCTCGCAATCCGAATAATTATGTAGGCAAAGATTCTGTTTTTACCGGACAAGTAATCCAAGTACAAGAATCGGGGGATCTCATCGTTTTGCGCGTAAATGTAACTAAGGATGAAAATAATTTCTGGAAAGACACTCTCTATGTTGAATATACTCGAAAATCTAAAAATGAAAGCCGAATTCTTGAAAACGATATCGTGAATTTATATGGCACTCTAAACGGGATAAAAACTTATACGTCGGTTCTAGGCCAAGGGGTTTCTATTCCCTATTTATCGGCTGAATTCATTATTCTCGCAGACGATAAATGAAATCCCATAAAGGGCAGAGGTTTAATTCTGCCCTTTGCATTTGATCTCTCCACCAAATACTGCATTGAGTGTCTTGATCTGATTAAGCATCTGCTCATCTGTCATAATACGTTTTTTCCGCTTTGCATCAAGTATCTTTTCTATATTTATTTTTTTCTGCCATACCCAACGACTTATAAGATACGCTTGAAATATGCTCTCTTTTGCCTCTACCTCTTTTCTCTGACTATACCCCCTGGCCCATATATTTAATTCAGCAGGTGTCATGTCCCAAAACTCTGATGGTGATATTTCAATTTGAGCAGCAAGTTGCATGGCATTTTTTACGCTAAATTCTTCTCCGCTGCTCCCTTGGAGTTTTTTCTTGCTTCTTTTCCCTCGTTGCTCTTAAAAGCTCCATTAAATGCTTTCCACATTTCTTCAGTAACAGTTTTGATGGATGAGTATTCGTCTACTAAATCTATTACCTTATCAGGCGTCAAGTCTTTATCTTCGTGCACAAGACCAGCCCATATCAGGACGGCATAAGCATGCATTGTTAATCCTCCGTTGTCTATGCCTTCTATTTGCATAACTGGCTTTCCCAGCGTTTCCTCAATTAAGCTTATTGCTTTCATACCGTACCTTAAGTTCCTCATTTTATCTAATTTTATCGGATAAAACATGTTTTCACTCTCCTTTATTTTATATATTTTTACATTTATGCTATAATCAACCTCAAAGAGGTGATTAAATTGACTAAAAAATATAACCTGCTTAGCAAGTCTGATATGCGTAAATTCCAAAAGGATTTAGAAAAATCCGTTATGGAAAAAGCTAAATCCGCAGCTTTAAAAGGGAAGTACGATATCAAATGCCCCGCTTGCGGCAAGAGCATTAATGCTCCCGTCGGAAAAAGCATATGCCCTTATTGCCACAATGAAATAGATTTTAAGCTTGATGTCCGCTAACTTCTATTTCGAACTTTGCCGAAGCCAATTCTTCTGCCAAAGTTTTGGCTTCGGCCAACAACTCAACATATTTATTTGCTTTTGCTAAATATTCATCGATGTTACTTAAATTGATAGCAACATCCACTTGAATCTTTTTCGTATCACTCAACTCAAATCCCTCCCACAGCAAAACAGGGAGCCCTAGCTCCCCGCTCCTACTGTCAATGTCGGCGCACCCGAAACTTTGATTGTTGCCGAAAACGCCAGCGGATCTTCAAGGTCCGCACTGGTAGAAAAGCCTACCACAATGCCCTTGAATTCCCACTGCGCATTTAAGCTTGCCGGGAATACAATTGCAAAATCTTCCGTAGCGCCGCTTTCAAACAGATCGTAAAGTTCCTTTTGCCCCTGACCTGTTGCTGGGACAAAGTAACCTTCAACAGCCACTTCTCCGGCATCCTTGAAGCCGGCAATAAATTCTCTGTAGCCACCATCGGAATCCAGCGCCGTTGTATCTATCGTATCTGCGGAAAGCTCCAGCCCCCCTATAGAGGACAGTTTTGCTACTGTTATTGGCGCCGGGTCCGGCCCCTTACCTATTTGCAGTGTGGTCCCAAGTGCTCTTGTTGCTTCTGGCATATCCCATCATCCTTTCCTAAAAATATATTGTAAAAACAATAATCCCCCGGTTTACGCCGAGGTTGAATTCGTATGTTTCATTTATGTCCTCGATATCAATATCCTCGATAAATATTCCGTCACCCTGTCCTATACTTCGTTTTGGCATGGATAAAAGCAATGCTTCGAGCTTGCCGCGAACACTGAGCATATCGTTATATCGTGTTGCCATAGCGCTCCACATAAAGCTCAAAGCCTGCTTGTCTGTGTACCCATCAAGCGTCTTTGTTCTGTCTGTCTTGGTGCGCATGTACACCAAGTACGGTTTATTGTGCGTTTCAGGAGCATTTGTCGGATAGATTTCTCCGGCCAGTTCCGGGATAGATTGCTCAATTTCATATTTCAGTGCTGCCTCTATCACTTTTTCAAGCCCCCTTTCGCAATCTCCGCATCAATTTTCTTTTTCATGGTGTCAACGATGGTTTTTTCTACTGCCGGAGCATCCTTTTCAAGTGAACCACGGGCAAAAGCAAGACCTGGGATGTATCTACCGTTCTTTGCAAAGAATCCGTATTCCTGAGATACCGGGTAATACCCGGTTATCTTACCGTCTTTGTTTGGTTTCTGGAAAACGTCATTCATCTTGCTATCAAACACAACCCGATATACCTTCTTGCCCGGCTTCGTTTTTTCCGGTACAAGAATCGTACCTTGCTGTAAGTCTCCGGAGAGGTACGGAGCATCAGCCTTAGCGTCTTTCTTTACAATATTCATACCTTTTTTAGCTGCTGCCGTTACATGTTTCTGCGGCACATCTCCGAGCTTTTTCAGGCTTTTTTGCAGCTTATTCATGCCCTCAACTTTGAATTTTACCTTGGCCACTTACTTCACTTCCTTGCAGTAGCAAAGCAACTCCCTGTTAAGCTCCTTTACATTTATGGCTGACAGTATTTCATATGTTTTGCTGCCATACTGAATCCGCATATCATTTGTTACCCCCGAAATGTACCGGCTATTGAATTTTACTTCAACCTTTGCAGCTGTGGTCAGGGCCGTAAGGAATTCATTGCCGAGCAACGGGTCGACGGCTGCCCAGGCAGTAATGAATGGCTGCCAATCATCCGCAGGCTCCCCGTATTCATCTTTACCGCCGTTATTCTTAAGAAATATAATTTTATGCCTGTATTTGCCCGGATTCATGCACTCTCACCACCTTCTGGATCTTCCTCTGCATAACGAAGTTCAAGCACAAACGAATTCGTCATGCGCTCTGCCGCCGCCTTCAATGCAGGATCGTCAAATGACATGCATCGGTTATCGTAATACATCCCTGCCAGCGCCTTGATGAACATGTCATATTGCTCGTTGTGCTGGAAGGCAGGTATCCCCGCCGTCCGCGCTTTGGATTGCGCGGCGGCAAGGTAACCCGTCAGGTCTTCTGCATTGTCAGAAGGCAGCCGCAGGTAATCTTTCAGGTTTTCGGTTGTTACTGCCATCAGGCTACCCTCCATTCGTTAGGACATTTTGATAACATTGGAGTGTGCGGTCTTGCTGTCGTAGGTGATCGCGCAGCGGAAGGACGCGCCTGAATCTCCGGCCACAGTCGTCAGCGTAGTTGTGTTATATCCTGTATAATCTGCCGTTAGGTCGGTCCATGTTCCGCTGACAAGCTTCTGCCAGAGGTAGGTGATGCCCGTGGTCGGCACCTGGCTCGCGGCTCCATTAAACACAGGCACGACGGTCAGATCTTCGCCGGCTGCGCCGGTAGCTTCGGGCGTCACTACGCCGCCGATGACAGCAACAGCGACGATTGCGAGGCGGAATGCGCTCTTAAGTTTAATCTGATGATCTCCCCATGCGGTCAGTACGTATTTAAATGTTCCAGTGTCCACATCCTTGTCGCTGTCGAGAATAGCAGCTGGATCATAATTCTGCTTAGCATAGCGGAAATCTCCCACAATCGGAATGGAAGCCTTGTCGTTGAATTCAACCGGTACGCCGAGAACATCCTGCGGCTTTGCGGTGAAAAGAGTATCGGAATCATTGGCCAGTGTCTGGATATAACTGTACCAATCCTGCGACGTCATGACGACCTTTGCGTTGGCACGGAAGAGGTCGGGCAAGTCTCCTAGAGCTGCCATAATCGCCGCGACGACGGTGGCACCGGTAACACCCTTGATGCCTACCATGTAGAAACTCATGTGTTTGTGGGTATCGTCCGCGGATTTTGCAAATGCGCGAAGCTTTTCTTTTCTTGCAAGAGCGGAGCGAAGCGCATTTTCAACTTCTGTGACAAGATTCGTATCGGTACCGTAAACAACAGTATCAGACATCTTAACCCTGGCTTTGGTTTTATATCGGCCATAGGTAACCATATCCGCAGATATCTCAATCTCTTTGGCTGTTTCAAAGTCTATTACGTCCTCAAGCAGATCTTCATCGTCAATATCAAATGTAATACGGGGCTCCTCCAATCCTGCAACCTGGGAAGTCTGCTCGACCTTACGCAGGGAGTTTTCCTCAGCAGGCTCGACGATCAGCTCGCTCGACAGTGTTGTCGGCAGCAGATGGGATCCGCTGCCCATGTCGGCGGATCCGGCCGGGATTCCCCCAAGGCCTTGATAGGCTTTTTGCGCTGCTTCCTTGTTGCCAGTCGCCACGGCACGGTAATAAGCCGCCTTATTTTTAACAACGACATCTTTTTCTGTCATTCCATTGCCAGAGCCATTTTTAATTGCTATTGTATTACGTTGTTCCTCTTCCATCTTGTCGTGTTCTGCCTTGAGCAGATCATAACGCCCCTGGAGTTCGTCGCGGTGTGTCTTTTTTGCGGTAATATCCTCCATGCTGGTCGCGGGATCTGCCGCTTTTTCCGCGATCCAATCGGCATCAGCCTTGATGGCCGCGGCGAGAGTTGTCATTTTTTCCTTAAGCTCAAATAATGTCATATTAATTGACTCCTTTCAAATATTTTTCATTTTCGGCGAGTATTTTCGCCCTTTCTTCGCGCTCATCGTTATCCGCGAGCGCCATCTGACTGCGTTTGATGATTGTGCTGAGGTCTTCAGGGTTGACCGTCGCAAGATCGCCGGACTTCATCAATTCGACGGCGTCGCTCAGATCCTTGACGCTCTTGGTCACACCCGCGCCGCGCTGCGATGGCACCGCCACGAATGAAAACTCATAAGCATCCTTGATGCCCAGCATATTGCCATGTACCAATTTGCCGTCTACTACCGCGCCTTTGACGTGGCCGTTTTCACAGATATACTTGCCGATATCCCAGCTATATTTGAACTTCTTACCGCAAGCGGAACAAGCCACTTCAGTCAGGCGGAATCCAATAGATACCTCCTTTACAATGCCTCCCTCTATTGCCGCGATAAGGGGTTCATTTTCCGGGATCTTCAGCATGTAGGCACTGCCACGTAAAGCCAATTTCTGTTCTCCTACAGAGTTCTTGCCCTGCTGTTCCACCACTTCGCAACGGTATAGCCGCGCAACCTGATTTCCAGACGACCAGTCGTGATCAAAAATGCCCGTCTTCCCGACAAGGAGTTTGGCAAGTTCATCAAGAGAGGCTTTCGGAAATTTTTCTGTGTCGCGGTCCACCTCGTTGTCAGCGAGGATTATAGGGAAACAAAAAACGCCTTCCGGCGTCAGCTCCTTCAGCGCGTATTTATTAATCAGGTCAATGTCTGCGGTAGGATCAATCGGTGTGCCGCCCGCAAAGGCTTTAAATTTTTCAACTCTGTCCATCGTCCGCCTCCTTTTTGGCTTTCTTGCCGCGTTGTGGTTGCTCAATTAGTTTTTGCGCCTGATCAAGCGACTTTGTCGGTTTCAAAACAGGACAGTCCTTTTTTGGGTCTATACCCGGTTCTTTTTTTTGAATTGCCAGCTTTAAATTTTCCGGTGTAAATTCGCCCTCGAAGCCGTATTCCTCAAGCCAGCCCTCGCGCAGTGTCCAGTCACGAAATGCGGGAAAGTCCGGCCATGCAGGGTGCCGCTTGCCCGTAGCCCATACTTTGTATAAACTCACTTTTCATCACCACCATTCGTTTTACTTGGTCCCTTGTCGGGGTTTTTTATAATATATTCCAGCGTTGTCAGATCGCGAGAAGCCATCAGTTTATTTCCGTTAGGATCGTTCGCTCTGCCATATTCAGTCCTCGCCTCGTTCGGTGTCTCCCATCCGCCTCGAATAGCTTTTTGGTGAACATCAGCTCTGGTTGCCGCGTCTGCCCGGAGTATCGCATCCATATCAAACTTAAACCGCATCGTCTTGCGCTGTTCGCGACTTAAAAGCTTTCGGTTCAGTTCCTGCTCGTAGGCCGTGACGATAGGGAGCATGGTTAGCATCAGAAACTCCAGCATCTGCTGCTCCTGACTGCTGAAAGAAGTGTCTGAATAATCTCCTAAAAGGTGCGGCGGGATGTTATATACCATCGCCACACGGGATCTGGATATCTTTTCGACCTCAAACAGCTTGGAATCGACCGGAGAAAGATTCAAGGTCTTAGCCTGCACGCCGGACTCCAATAACAGGATATTTCCGGCGGTCTCGCGGTAGGTGTCCATGAAGTCGTTGATCATGTCCTCTTTCTGCTGCTTCCCGAGGTTGGCCGGAGCCTCTAGAACTACCTGGGCGTTTATGCCCTTCTGGAGCTGCGAGGCACTGAATTTTTGTATATCGGCACCGTAAGAAAGCGTATTAAACAGCACTGATACCGGATTCACTCCAGAATATCCGTTTGTGGAGATAAACGGTACATGGATAACATAAAAGTTATGCAGGTAGTAATCAGCGCCCTGCTCCGGGGTTATCCTATACCACAACTCCATGGAATCAGTTTCCATTACCGGTCTGACTCGCAGCGGATCAAGGGGCCGTAAGCCCGACAAAGTTCCGCCCGGGTCAAACAATTTTATTGCATACGCATTGCCTTCTGTACACTTGCAGGCTTCCAGCGTCTTAAAAAACTGGCATGACGTCATATTCGTATTTGGCCCGAAGCTTACTATGTCGTTTAAGTCGTTTTTGACCTGTGTGCTTCCCCGGTAGAGTTGCACCGGCATAGCTGACAGGGCGTTTGATATCCGGGAGACCGCAGAGAATATCAGTTCGCTATTTTGGAGCGTATAGTCACCGCGGATCCAATGCGGCAGCCATGATGTCAGCAGCCTTCTGATTTTTGTATTCGGTGGTGGGGCCGCTTTCAGAGTGGTAATTTCTGCTTTTAGCGCAGTTATTTCTTTTTCCAGTTCCTTTTGACGTCCAATATTAAATATGCTCAAATTTTCACCTCATTTCTGAGCTAATTTGAGGACTGTCGAGACTTTTTTGTCCTCCGGAATGTATGTTGGATGTTTCCGCAGATATTCAGTATGCGCGTCCAGGTGGGCGGCAAAACCGTCTATTTTGCGATATTTATTCTGTTTTGTTGGCAAATACGTAGCATTCGGGCCTCTTTTGGTAAGTTTCACATTACCGAGGTACCAATAATACAGCGGATTGTTGTTGTGCATTATTTTCCCATCCAGGAAACGCTCCTTGAGATTGTCAAGCGGCGCGGTCAGTGTTAGCTCGCCCTGTCGGACTTCGTTCATGACAAATCCGTTTTCCCGTAACTTATTAACCAGCATGAAGGCTTTGGCAGGGTCAAAACCGATAGAATCTATCCTATAGAGCTCTCGCATCTTTAGAAACCACGCTAAAATTAGCTCGTATTCGACATAATCCTTATTGACAATGGTCAGCACCCCCGCATTCCCCAATCCCTTCCAATCCAACTTTTCATGGTCCTCTTTGACCTTTTTTATCGGAACCCACGAATGTTCTAACAGGAAGAACCAGTTATCTGGCAGCGGAAATTCCAAGCAAGCGGATGTAAAATCCTCCGTTTCGGCAAGGTCGAAACCTCCGTAGCACAGCCCGCCTTTGAGATTCTTGATGTCGTAAATCTTGTTATTTGCCCTGATTGTTTTGGCATCTAAAAAGCTCAATTCATCCACCGAAGTAAATACGTTGAGCTGTTTGTTGATGAAGTCGGATCGCTCCGCTGGGATCAGCTTACACCGCTCCCATTCGTCGATCAGATCGTCCAGAAGGAGCAGCGGGCCAAGAGATGGGTTTGCCTTTCCCCAGCAAGTCACATCATCAGGATCGTCACCCTCGTCGATTTCGTCAATATAGATAAACATACGGTCGGCCGCTCTCTGGGATATCGCCTCGGCGCCATCCAAAATTTGTCCTCCCAAGATGTAATAATCCATCAGCGGACCGTCAATGACCGTACCAAGTGTTGTAATGTAAATAAAAAGCGGTTGACGCCGCTTTTTACCTTTTTTCTTGATAACATTGATAAGCTTATAATCCCGATATTCCTGTATTTCGTCAAATATACCCATATGGACATTCATTCCATCCAGGTTCTTGGAATCCGTTGCTCTCGGTTCAAACAAGCCATTTGCAGGATCGTAATATATCCCGCTGCGGTTTGTCCGGAAATGCTTTCTCAGCAGCGGGGATTCTTCAATTTGGGCCTTGCAGGCATCGAAGACAATTCGGGCCTGTTGCTTGGAATTTGCGAGGCAGTACGCTTCCGGCCCGCGTTCCCCGTCCTTGGAAATCGCATATGCAGCATTGCCGGTAACCAGCGTGCTTTTTCCGTTACCGGAGCCAACGATGATCAGGCCTTCACGGAACCTCCGGTATCCGGTCTTCCTGTCGACCCATCCGTAAAGGTTACCTTCAACAAAGTGCTGCCAAGGGAGCAGCTCCATGCGATCGTAATCGCCTTTAGTCGGAGTGATAAATTCCTCCATGAAATCAATGGGTCTATAGCCTTTCGTTACATCAAACACCCACGGATATGTAGGATCCGTCAACGATTTTTTAAGGTCGTTTACAAATCTCTGGCAGGCTTGCTTGCGCCGTTTTCCGGAAACGATAATACCAGAGAGGACTTCCTCGGCAAATTTATAGCATTCCGAAGACTCAACCAGGCTGGGAATTTTAGAACCGCTCAAATGCATCACCCTTTCCGGGTATGCTCACCTGAACATCCAGCATATCGTCAAGCTGCTTCATCACGGCAAGCAGGTTCTTGGTATAGGTCACATGGAGCTCGGCAGCTGCACTTTTTTTCTTGCCTTTCTGGAATTCGCCATTCTGGTATTCGTCCTCATAGCCGTTCGTGGCAATGTCATCTTCCAGATCATCTATGGTCACGGCCAGGAATGCAGCACGGCTGATCAGCTTCCTTGCCAGAGCCAATTTTTCTTTTGGCGCCGTCTTGTAAAGTGACATGAGGCGAGCGTATTCATCCCGTATTGCTTCATTGTCCGGCAATGCTGCTTTTAAAATTGTTTCGGTCTTGTTTGCCATAGACTACACCCCCACTATAAAATTACCCGCGGTGCAAAGGAAGGAGGGCACACGGTATCTATGTAGCCGACTCCAACTTTGATACCCGGGGGGGCTATGTCTTTGCTTCCCCGTTAAGTTCATCAGCGTTTAACTTTATGTATTCAGACACTTTGATATATCCATCAGTATTTGACTTCTCATCAAACCCTCTGAACTTTACCCTTGCAGGATAACAGCATGTGATGTCGCCGGTTTCATCCTCAACCTCTACAACAATTGCCCATCCCAAAGTATGCAAGATCATATTGATCCACCAGAGTAACCCGCTTTCGCGAAACTCTTTCCATGTTTTCTTCGTAACCATATCCATCCTTCTGTCCTCCTCATTTTTTAAATACCCTATGCCTTGATAACCCGCACCCCCTCCGGAAGTTTCATCTTCTTCCTCTGCTTTGTCAGCTCGTGGCAGTCCCAGCAAAGTCCTTGCCCATTGTCCAAGTCAAGCGCAAGCTCAGGGTAATCCTCAAGCGGCTTGATATGGTGCGCCTCGGTCGCCGGCTTACGCTTGCACATCTGACATACTTTGTCACGCTGCAGCACCAGCTTCCTCCACCGTCTGTGCGCCGAAGTATTATACCAACCCTGTTCCTTCATCGATGATTTTCTTTCTCTCCATTGACGCCCGTGAGAACAAGGCCGCTTTGGTTTACTTGGCATTTGCTTGACCTCCCTTGGAAAACTAAATATAATATCGCCGCCTCAATTTCCATTTTTGTTTTATTCCTGCGGTGAGCATATGGCAATTAACCCAGTAATTTCAACAAAACGAATTTCCATTTTTGCTATCCACATCTTATTCTTTGATCTCTATGCCACTTAAAAATAACAATGCCAACAGTCCCCATAATGTATTCATGTACCAGCATATAAACCCAGCCAATACAATTAGCCCAATATTCTTTAATATCGCAAATATTAATAATGCTGTTCCTGATTTCATACCTATTCCTCCTGCATAAATAGAATAGCAGCCGGGAAGGAGGTCTCTATCTATCCCGACTGCCGTATAATTAAACTAGAACTCCCACAACCCGCCCACCAGCACGTTAGTGTCAATCTGGCACCTATGTAAAAGCTATTTAGGGGTTATTGTACGCCAACCCTCCAAGGTTTTTATTGCGGGTTTGAATACTAAGGGCACTTTCTTTGCCAATGGCGTAGTAAATCTTTCAATTTTTGTGCAAAATCCGTACGACTTTCCAGTAAATGAGTCACACATTTCATATCCATTTTCAACTTCTACAGGTAATTTCCTGTGCTTCATTGTTGCCCTCCATGTTAAAGTTAAAAGGAAGCCTATATATCATTTCAAGGCTTCCTTTTGCGTAAATTCTCAATCCATTATTATATCCAGACATGAGAAAAGCACCCAGTATTTTACTGAGTGCTAAATGTGTCTGCTATCCATTCTTAGTATATAATATATTTAGTCAAATTTCAAGTACTTTTTTTACCAATAATTTATATTGGTTATTTGCGGTTTGGGCCTCTTCTTCCTTCTCTTGCCCGATCTACTGCCACCTTTATAAGAAGGTTCCCCCGGAGGCAAAGGGGCTTTATAATTGATTCCATATGTTGATTCTGCCAAGCCAAATATCAAAGCTTCAGGGGAACTGATATCGCATATTGCTTTCTTATACTCTCCACGCTCTGGCTTATCTGGAGGCCACCATTGACCATTACATATAGGGCAGTGATACATGTTATCTTCTTTTATATATAGCATTTCTACATCACCTGGGCATTGTGGACAATTCATTCTATCACCGCCTTACTTGCCTTAACGCGCTTAATACTACGTCTTGCTGCTGTGCATCCTTTTGGGTTAGCCCTCTCTTTGTTGTACGCTATTATGTCCTCCATTTCTTTTATGTACTTATCCCGATCCATCTCTCTGGCAAAGCAGTTATTTTCTCTTACTGTTAATGCCTCACATTCATGCTTTACATATCTCAGACAGCCCTTGCAATTCATATAACCACCCCTTTAGACCTCTTTTATATCAATCCCGTACAGGTTATACATGGCTTTTTTCTTTAAAATATACTCTGGTGTCCGTTTCCCCTTTGTATCCTCTACTACCCATTCCTTTAGCCGGCAATCGAAATATACAAAGTCTGCTATGTAATAGCTTGGCCTGTTAACCTTGTTCCCTGGCTCTAACAAAAACCACACCTGAGTGCTAAGCGCTGTTATCTCATCTGCCCGTTCAAGCAACTTCAGTTGTCCATATCTTTCAGCCTCCCTGCCACTGGCAAACTCTTGGCCGTCAGCGATAGTGCGCTCATTGTGGTATTTGCTTGGTCTTTTGACTTTGCCTATTTTCTGCTCGATCTGCTTTTGTATGTCAGCCGGCAACTCATTAATATTATTAATCCTCACTCCGCACCCCCTATCTCGCCGCCCCATGCATTGTCTTATCTATTGCATCTGCCTTATAGCCTTATCAAGCGGCATACCGTTGCGCCACATGTTTTCTATGTCCCTGGCATACAACATTAGGCTGTGGTTTATTTCCATAGGCTTACCCCCTTCACAAACATTCAACTTGCAATAATTGTCTAATTATGGTATTATTTGTATGTCCCTAATGAGCCGCCGGTTAGTTAAAAGGATTTCTGCCGGCGGCTCCCCCTTTTCGCAATATTCTCTGTGTAAATGCGCAACTCTTACTGTCGTCCAATCCATGCTTTGCGTTCTGCTATCTTTTTTTCAAGGTCTTTTATGTATGATTTCTCGTATTCTGGCATTTTTCGGCCTTTATAATGACGAACTATGCTATTTATTATTTTATTTTCATCATCAATTAATTTTTGCTGACCGGCTACTGTCTGTTTTGACAATTCCCTTCCTCCTTCGCATAATTCTTGAACTACGAACTAATAACTTAGTCTTTGACCGCAGCACGAACAGTATTTACCGTTAACATTTGATTTACAGACTGGACATGCTTGACTTGATACTCCTTGGATTTTTATAACTCGTTGTGGTATTTGCTTTTTGACTGCTTCTCCTGCAATAATAAATGCCTCTCTTTGTTCGTCTGTCCAATTCGCCCATGCCAATCCAGCCTGCATAATCTCAATAACTTTTGGGTTTTCCATATTTAGCCTCCTTACGTCACATAATTATCATCAAGCGACATTGTCCTCATATTTCTTCAGCAGCCTATATACATTACCTGGAGATAAATTGACAACTTTGGCTATCGCCCTAAATGACATTTTCTGCTTCCGCATTTTCTTAATCTCTACAACAAGCTTTTGGGAGTCTTCGGGACTCGCCTTGCCCTTCTTGCCTGTTTCAAGGTATCGAAACGCCTGTTCGGGAGAGCAGTTTTTCAATATGCTGATTACCAGCGCACAGTAATTTTCTTCCAACTCAATCCCTCCCTATTGGCCGCTATCCACAATGTTGAGATACGGAGCATACAGTGCCAGTTGAGGCAATGGTATATGTCCTTCAACGTACCGGTAATGTGTGCTATTTACAGTTACGTCGAAGCCCGAAACTCCGTTCACATCAGTCCAATGCACAGCTCCTTCAATATCCCCTGAAACGCCATTGATATACATGAACGAAGCCAGATCGGTTATCATGGTGTATGGGCCTTCTTTGTAGTTTGGCTCTGGCTCCTGCTGCATGGATTGAAGCTGCTGCTGAAGTTCTACATTTTCTGTGTTCACATGTTTGATTTCTTTTATTGCAAATATCCAACCGGCAAAGCATATTATAAGCAGAATTGTTGTTATGCCATCATAGACTATTTTTCTTTTCACTGCATATCCCTCCCGTATTTCAACTGTGTTGCCCTGCCGCCCCTGTTGTGCCTATCTGCCAGATTACAATCAAGTATTTTGCGAATTTGCAAGGCAATTGAGGGGTTTATTCTTGGAAGTCTCTCAGCGACATCTTTATGTACAGTACTTTTGCTGACTCCGAATATTTTTGCCGCATCCCGGGCTGTTGTCTTGTTGAGTATAAGATATTTCGCTTCTTCCAAGACCCTCTCCGTTATATAATCATGTATCGTTATTCTCCTTTCTTCAGCTTTTTGTGTTGCATTGTGTCCTCTTATTCACACCAACCGACCATTCGAGACTTTTTGTAATTACCATTAAATATTTCTACAGTAAAATCGCAATTAAAAATATCGCCCCTTTTTACGCTTTCCATTAATTCGTGCTTTGTATAAGAGTTATATCCATTACGCCTAAGCGTATTTACTGCATGGCTTAGACTCCTTGCAATTACTATTCCGTCAAGTCCGTCATTGAAATAATACTTTTTTCTTTTACTCATATTATCTCCGCACCACCTTTCGAACTTTTCTCTGCCTTCAATGCCTGAATGACAGAACAAGCCTTCTCGTATTCCTCTAGGAGGTTATTATAGTTGGATTCTAATGCTCTAAAGTTTTCTTCAGAATATGGTATTGGAGTGTTTTGGCTTGTCACGGTCGAAATATTTTCTAATGTGCCGCATGAGTTCCCATACACTGTTGTGTATTTTGCCTGTTCTTCCACCTTTGCCACTTCCTCTATATCAATGCCTTTCATTTTACAAAATGTATCTATAAGCTCTCTGTGGGTTTTATACCATAGAATTCCTGATACCATTCTTTATACTGTTCTACTGCCTCCCTTGCGTCCAAAACCTTCGCCCCCTTTTTCCCGATATTGGCATTCCTCATACTGCCCAACTATCCCCGGAACCTCCCATGCCTGCATCAAGGCACGAATTTCGCACTCTCCAGGCTTCCGCTTGCAATTCCGGCAGAAAGCTTCGATAACTCCCTCCGCCAAGTAGAAGGCCTGCTCCTTGTTCATCCAATACTTCAGATCCGGTTGCTGCTTCCTCAATCTCTCAAAATCGCCCTTGGGCATCAGCACTATTTCGTTGGTTTCCTTCCTACGGTCCAATGCTGCCGCCTCTTTCGCGTCCACATTTTTTATTATCAGGCTAAGCCCTTTTGACATCCATGTATTTGCCATTCTAAAGGCCTTCAGAGCATCCTTATAAGTACTCATGGTCTTGCTCTGTGCCCATTCGGCAAGCGCCTGTTCAAGTGTGAACTGGAAGGTGTCTAGGAGGACTATGCTGTCCTTTTGTTGGGAGTTAAGTGATAGTTTCATTTGTCGACCTCCCATGCTATAATTGAATTCCAATATATTTTTCTTTTAGCCCTTTTGTGGGCTTTCTTTTTTATCAACCTTTTCAAAGTAGAAAACTCCATCCCAGGGCTCCACCTTGACAATCCCGTAATCCTCTGCAACCTTGAATATATATAGCTTTCGAAGCCTTTCGTGCAGGGTTTTCATCATTTCCCTGAACCGTTCCAGGGAGTGCGCCCGCTTGTAATGGTTGCAACGCCCGCAGGAAGGGTTGAGGTTTTCGAGAGCGTCAGCATCAATCTCGAATACAAGGTTCCGTTCAATATATTTCATCTTCGGCCTTATATGGTCAACTTGCATATCCTTATAGGCAATAGCCTTACCGCAGTAAGCACAGCGCCTATTATATTTGTTATATACCTGGAGTCTTTCGGCTTTTTTCATCCTGGTTGCCTCCCTTCTGATGCTTTTCAACATAGGTCGCTATCTGCTCACAATAATAATCCCGCGCTTCGTCGACGTATTCGCAACCTTTATCCGCAAAATTATCGTCGCTATATCTGTAGATGCCGCAATCCGGACGGTCACATCTGGAACATTCGTTAAACTCTTTTATATCCGTTGCTGCTTCGGCGATTTCTTTATATTCGCTTTCCTCTATGTCACCGAATCTTTCATCGCAACATATGGAATAGCCGTATGCGGTTCCGCAATACTCCGTTACGCCACAGTCCCCGCAATGTTGGTCTAATTCTTCAATTTTCATTCTGCCCGCCTCCCTCCAGCGCCTTTTTCTGCGGCTTCACGGGTAAGGAATACGGTTTTGCCGAAATACATAATATCTCCTCCTTTTGTTGACTTGCAAGGTTGGATTGTGGTAAAATAATTACGAGGTGATTATATGAAGCACAATTTCCAAAACCTTGTAGGTCAAAAGTTTAATAAATTAACTGTGTTGGAACTAGATCAAACAAAACCTAATCGTCCGTACTGGGTTTGCCATTGTGATTGCGGGAATACAGTTTCCGTAAGAGCAGACTTATTAAAAAGCGGAAACACTAAAGCGTGTGGGTGTCTTTATACTAAACATAATCAAGCCTTACAAGGAAACCATTCCCGTATTTATAGCATCTATCACGATATGAAAAAGCGATGCTATAACGCAAAAACCAAATCCTATAAGTTTTACGGTGCTAAAGGTATTACCATGTCCGATGACTGGCTTGGTGATAATGGCTTTGAAAATTTTTATGCATGGAGCCTTAGCCATGGATATTCTGAGAGCCTTTCTATTGACCGAAAGGATTCCCTACTTCCGTATTCCCCAGAAAATTGCCGCTGGGTTACATGGGGAGTCCAAGCAAACAACAAATCCAACAACCTGGATATTACTTATAACGGGCAAACGCAGTCTCTTGCAGCATGGTGTAGAAGATTGGATCTCAATTATTCCAAGGTTCGTCAGCGCATATACAACGGAAAGCCATTTGAATTAGCCATCGTTGGAGCAGAGCTTTAGTATCTGCTCTAACTTTCTGTTATCCACCTTACACGGCAATACCACAAGCCGCCCTTCCGCCTCTGCTTGGCAAATTTCCTCCATTCTCTCCGGTGATACTACCTCCGGCCTCCATACAACAGTAGTGCCGCAACTTTCGCACTTCTCCTGGTATGTAACCTGGCATCCGTCCAATTCTTGCTTACATTCAGGGCACCACCAGTAGGCTTTAGTCTTTTCCATCCCTGCCCACCTCCCCTATGCTGCAAAATCCATCTTCCTCCATAAATGTCTTATAGGTGTGCTTTTCTTTGCGCAGATCGTACTTTATGGATTTGGACGCCCTGCAAAGCTGTGTGTCTTTTAGCCGGCAATCCTTACACTTAACAACTATCTCAAGCCGCCCCTCCGCCTTAGCCTTGGCAAGCTCCTGTACCTGCTCAGGGGATAAGCCTGTTGCGCGATATTCTGTCAATTCTGCCTTCATTGCGTTATATGAGCGTATCATCATTTGCAAATCATCGGGTGAGTGTTCCGTGTCCTCATAGAGGGCGAGTCTTTCAAGCAACTCTAATTCCAATTGGCATACAGTGCAATCCGTGCCTGCCCTGCATGTTGCATGGCATTTTATGTGGGCTACATGTCCATTCCCGATTCGGTCATACTCGCTGCGTTTCGTTAACCGCTCATACATCTTCCTGACCTCCAATCTGTTTTTCTATGGCAGCAAGGGCTTCTTCAATCTGCTCCGAGCTTGCGGTATGTTCATGCTTCCTTGTCCAGAACAATGCGCAATCTAAGGCTTCTCTCGATAGTTGCAATGCCTCTACATCAGCAGGGTTATGATAGTCTTTACATGCGCATGCCCGAGCTACATCAACCATATCCTGCAATATTATCCTCATTGCCTCCACCTGCCCCTCCACATGCCCCAGGAGCTGCTTAATCTTCTCCCACTGCTCTGCCCTAGCCTTTGTATGTGCTTCATTCCAAGCTATGTACTGCTCTATCTCTTGCTGTTGGGCTTCTATGGTATCAAACAAATCATATATATACTTTCCTGGGTGTTCTTTCCCATTCTTGAATTTTCTAACTTCCTCCATGCTCAGTATCATTAGTCCTCAGCCTCCTTCTTTAAATCGCATTTGGTTGGTGGAAAACTCGGAAGGATAATCTTATCTTTTACCTTGCAGAATGGTAAGTCTTTTCTAGGCCATATTAGGTATATGCAATCCTCGCAGGCTGGCTTTGTTTTCAGGATTTCATCAAGCAAGCTCATTTTCTCATCCCCTCCGGCCACTCTTGGGTTGGGAACCGTTTATATAATGGGCTCTTAACAAATACTGGCACCCCCGCAGCCCTACATTGGTCTATTACACTTTGTACCCATTTATCCGCCGGCGACTTTGCTCCGGGACCGGTCTGAGATCCGATTATCGCCCATTCAATCCTATATTTTAATTTCACGGGGCCTAACAGCGGCTCAAAAGATACAAAGCAGTTAGTGTCTATATGTAGTTCTCCAATTCTTTCAATATCTTCTTGGCAGGTCACTGTAGTTCCAAACCACCAATTATCATTTATCCATCCCCACGTATCTTTTTTGGTAATCCATTTTCCGATTGATTTCGTGGTCTTTTCCGGATTCTTCGTCAGAAACACGTATGTGTGCCATGGAGCAGCTTCGCAAGCCGCAAATACTTCTTCTGTCCACTCGTCCGGCACCCAATCCCCAAATAAATCCCCCATATACACCACACCGATAACAGAGGGCTTCTTGACCTTCTGCGGCTCGTCTAGGCGGTATCTGTGGAAGGTGGGGGCAAATCCAAAGGGGTAAGGATCAATCATCATGCCGTCGTCTCTTGTGGTTTTGTACATCGGCTCCCCAAGATAATGCAATGCCCCGTCATTTATATAGTTACTGCCGAAACGCTTTGTTATCTTCTCAGCGTAGCAGTATGGGCAATTATGCAGACAGCCGGTTATAGGATTCCAAGTATAGTCCAGGTACTCTATCTTTCCTTTACCTTGTTTATTCACCTTTGTCAGCCCCCTTCTCATTCATGACCGACACCGTAGATAATAGTATCGGCGGGTGCGTAACTCCCCAGCATTGGAAGTATATCTTACCGGTAAGCAGCGCTCGCATCCTCTCTACGAAGGTCATTTGCCAGCAGCTTTCAACAGCTTCCTGCCCATCCGAATACTTAAACCTCAATATCGGCAGGTCGTATACGTCAGGCCTTCCGCCTAACAAAGCAGTATTTGCATGTTTATAGTTAACACCTTTCATTCTCCTCACATCCTCTCAAATATGCTTATTTGCCCTTGTGGTTCGTAGTTCATCCAAAGTACCTCTGTGGCACTTAACCCAGCTTCCTTCAGGCAACTCTTACTTTCCTTATGCCAACCCCCTAGGATGCTGCTGTACATATCGTTTTCGTATCCCGAGAGTACTATCTTTGCTTTGGATTCTTTAAGGACTCCCAATAATTCCAAATGGTCGTTATCGTTCATTTCATGCTTATATATCCGTTTGCTCCTGGTGCGAAGGAGGTAGGGAGGGTCAATGTATATCAGGACATTTTCACGGTTATATCGCTCAATTAACTGTAATGCCGGTTGATTCTCGATCTGTACAACGCAGGTATCTGTATGCTTTAATCTCTCCGCTGCTTCGAGTATCCGGCCCGGAAGCCTGTTGTTCCAGTGCGGAATATTTCCGTTTACACCCTTAATAACATTTCTGAAGCCTGTGATATCGCTGGACTTTGCACCTATAGCCATCCACATTCGAGCAAGGAACCTTCTGGCATTCTCTATCGGTTCATCCGTTGACTCATAGCTATTTTTATATTCCTCCCGTGCCCAGGGAGTGAATTTTATCAGTCGGGCCAGCTCCTCCGGGTTGTCTCGTATCACTCTAAATAGGTTCACGACATTGCCATCCAGGTCATTGACCGTCTCAATAGCACTTCTGTTCTTGTTGAAAAATACTGCCAGCGATCCCATATAAGGCTCAAGGTATGTCATTTTCTCATAACCTGGAGGGAAGTTTGATATTATCCAATCTGCTATACTCCATTTCGAACCGGGATATTTGAGCACTGTGCTTACTGCCATCTACCTCACTCCAAACATATCTATTTGTTCAAAACCCTGCGCTGCACCACTAAATATAACTACCATGCTTGGAAATGGTGCAGCGCTCTTACCTCCAACAAACTTTACCCTGCCTTTTAAAAATCGTATATCAGCCTTCCCGTAAATATACCTATGGAAAGCTATTGTGTCAGTTCTTGCGGGTATTAACATTACAACAGTTGTTCTCCGGCCTTCTTCGTAACATTTCCTTATCCACGCTTCTTGACCGGGATTTCCCTTTGTTTTCTTGGAGTACGGAGGATTGCAAAACACCGTTTCGCCCCCCCAATCCTGCTTTAGCCCATCTTGCTCCTTGGTGTAGAATTTACTACATTTCGCATTCTCGGAGGTGGCGCACGGATCAAGAGTAAAGTGAAATTCCTTATTGAGTTCATTGAACAGCCATTGCGGCGTTTCCCAATCATCCTTCCCGGTGCTTAATAGCACTCTATCCACTTACCTCACTTCGCTTGCTTCGCCTTAGTAAGCAGCTTGATTATACTGCCTTATCTCTGCATAAGCCCTCACTCCTGAGCTTTTTGTAGTCTGTTAATATATCTTCCATATTGCACCTCCTATAATCTGAATCTATCCATCTTTATCCTTACTTGCTTTGAGCCATGCTTCCTCAATAGCCTTTGCATCATAACTGCGTCCTTTAAAATTGTTAAAGGTGGGCTTCTGTTGTTGCCCTTGATTCTGTGGCTTATCCTCTTTTAGTGGAAACACCCCTTGCCAGCTATGGAATATTGATTGCTCCAATATTGCTATTTTCTTTTCATCAGTATCAGCAAGTTTATTAAGTTCGTTTATTAGCATCCTTTTAGCTCTGTCTGACATTGGCTTCTTTATTTTTTTTCGCATTTCTTCAAAATCTTTTAGTGTATTAATAAGGTCAGAGTTAGATGTAAAATCGCTATATATATTTGTCTTTAAATTTGTATTTATATTATTTCTTTCTTGGTTGTCTATTTCACCAATGGTACCCTTGTCAGTTTCACCAATGGTAGCTTCGCTAGTTTGACCAATGTCTATTTCACCAATGGTAGTTCCACCAACGGTAGTTTTGACAACCCACGTATCGTAATGCTTGTTAAATCCTATCTTCCGACCTATCCCATTTTTTATTTTTTGCTTTACAATATTCATTTTTACAAGTTCTTTTAATTCGCGTTGCAACTGTCTTTTTTCACATCCAGTAGCGTTGCTTAAAAAGCTTAAAGATAAATCATGTTCCTTGCGATTGAAGCCGTATGTATACCGCCATATCATAAAAATAATTCTGTATTGTGTAGGGCTTAACTTGATCTTGGCCATCTGCTCCAATATTTCATTTGCTATAGGTGTATAGCCATTTTCTTTTTGTGGGCTTGCCAATCTATCACCCCTTCCGGGTTTCATTGTTCCAACTGCTTTTCAATTCCTGCAACTGAGCTGGTGTCATAGTTTCAATATCAAGCTCTTTTGCCTCCGATACTATACCGTCTATAAGAATACTCATTTGCCTGGTATCGTACCGGCTGCTGCCAATCAATATTGCTAAGTGCTTGAATGTCTTACCGTTCAACTCACTCTCTCCGACCTCACAGCAATGGTTGTTAGTAGCTCTGTATATTATTTCTGCACCTTCCGCTATTACGGAAATAAGCTGCTTTTCACGCTGCCCATACCTTTTAAGCATTTCTATATACAACTCTTCTTTGTTTGTCCGAAGCACATCGGCTATCTTTGTAATTAGCACCCATGCGTACGAATTCGCGTCCAGGCTGCGTTTTTGTCTGCATTCCTTAATCTCTATCGCCAACAGCTTTTTATTGGCGCATAGGGCTTTTAAATCGCTCATATCTTGTTTAGAGGTAAGGGTAAGAGTCAATTTCTGCTTACCTGATTCGTTGTATGATATTTCTATGTTATCTGCTTGTGCTTTCAACTCTTACCCCTCCTATAAATAGCTAAATATAAACAACTTCCTAAATTCATCCCTACTATGTCCTTCTGCTTCAAATTTCCTTTGAAACTCCTGCTTCAATTCCAGGTCTTTACCCTGCAAAGGATGAAGTTGTATATCCTTATGACATTCATCACACACTTTTACTTGCATATGATATTTAATTGATATTTGCCGCCTGCCGTTGCCCTCATATACTTCGTGGGTTTGAGCATAAGGCGTACCATCATACCGACATATATCATCTATAGTGGGTTTTGGATTATTCCTTGCCCTGCTCTGCTTGCGCGGCTTGGGCTTGGGTGCTGGATAGATCATTTTGGTATTGACTTCTGGCATGCTCTGCAAAGCGGTATGCCAAATTCTTTCATGGAATAGCCTTTTTCAGCCGCCGTTATGTCTTTGTGACATTTGTCGCAACTATACTCGCTACCCTGCTTATCGTTTTTCTTATCTCCTGCGGGCTCCTGTGGCTCGTCATCAGGTTTTATATCCCTGCCTAGAGAGTATCTGTGTATGTTATGGTTATCCACTATCTCGAGGGCATTTATCTTCCGATCTTCGTTATAGCCGATTGATTTTACGTTGAATTTCACTTTGGGGCTTAATGAAACTTTTCCATCCTTTTCAAAATACTCCCCTTCTTTTAAGTCCACCCAGATAAATGGTGATGTGTAGAGTTCTCTGCCTATACCCCAATTAAAACCGGCACGTTTGAAACTGTCTGAAGCTTCTCCCTTTTCCTTTTCCGTATTGCTCTCGGCCCCACAGTCCCATTTCCATACCCATCCTTGCTGTTCGTGGCAATATACGCCTATACCGCAATAAATATTGTCCTTCAGCTCTTTATGATCACGCTGCCAGCCTAATACACCATATGTTTCATCAAGAATGTTTTGATCTACTCTAGCGTCCTTGTATATAAGAAGTATGCAGCCTACTTTGCCCTTGCCTTTCTTTACGCTCTGTACACGTACATCAATTTCATTTGCCTTTAATAGGCGAATATCTTTTTTCACATTTTCCATTTACTCCACCGCCTACCTTATTCGTAAAGAGGTGCCAACCTCCAAATGTGCGCCCTTGATTTTACCACCCAACTTCAGGTCCTCCAAAAGCTCCTTCTTGGCTATATGTAGCTCATATGATTTATATCTTCTGGGAATTGCCTTCTCGTTGTCTACAATGACCTGCGGCGGATTATTTTGTATTGATAGGGCAAATACATTACCCTTAATCTTTTCTTTGCCCATGGCCCTCATATTGGCTTCAAGGTATGCTTTAAGCCTGCCTTGATTATTCTCCAATGTTTTCTTCCGGGCTGACAATCTGTCTGCTTCTTCTTTGTAGGCCTTTATGTCCCCGTCAAGGGATTTTATAATCTTGGCTATGTTCTCAGCCTTCATGTCGAATTCTTCTTCTATTGCGGACAGCTTTTCCTCCAGCTGCTCCAGGCCTGATTCTTCGGTAATGGCCTGAAATATTTGGTTATACTGGCTGCTTAACTCATATAACTTTGGCATTGTTATCCTCCTTTTTATCTGCCGCCCCAAGTACTGTCCGTGCTTATACACCATTGGCAGCTATAACGGAGCAGTAAGAGAGGCGGCATAGATTTACCGCATTTCTTCATAATTCTTTATCTCGTAGTTTACATATTGCTTGAATTTTTCTATTTTGGCTTCCATTTCTGCTATATAAGATTTTGAATCGTCCAGATCCTTTTTTAGGTCAGCTACTTCTTCGTTTAGCGATTCAATCTGTTCTTCCAGCTCTTGCCGGGTTTCACTGTACAATTCTCTGTCCAACTTCTCCGATATTTCTTTTGAGTCTGCTTCTCTGAGTGCAAATTGAATCTCTCCAACCTGTAAATCAACTACGTTCCGAACTGCGTAATTGTGGTTCTCTACGTTTATTTCTGGAGACTCATTACTGTAATCAGCTACTAACATTGACCCCGCCTCCTTATTTTCATACTGTTACCGTGGCTGGTCGGCCCCACGGCTCCAGCGGCATGCCATTCAATTTGCGTAAATATCCATTACTAATCAAATTTTGGCGGGCAGGTCCTACCCCTGCTGGATTGTTTCCAGGGCAAGTTACAATCCTAACTTTACCCATCGTGATTTGCATGTCATATCGCCACGCTGCCGCCATATCCACATATATCAAATCGCCCCGCCCTCAGCGCTTCCGACCAGTACAATCTGCTTCATCGGACTATTGGGGCTGCTTATGGGGTTCAAGTTTTTACAAATTCTCCATTTTGGAGGTCGCATCCGTAATACCCTGCTATCTCAGGCAGACCGTGTTTCAAAGCTAATTCATGGGCTATAACCTGCGGACTCCTGGGCCAATGACCTCCGACCATTATATAAGGGGTATTGCAAGCATTTTTCAATCGCTGAATCTCTTCCTCTGTCGCAAACACTCCAGTTCTTATAAAATCATCCAATCAATTCGCCTCCTACTTCGCATAAGGCTTGCCGCAGAAGGGGCAGAAGGAATGTAATATATAAGTCTCTTTCTTCCTCTTCCGCTTACCCTGTGTCTCTTCATATGAGAAGGTTGAAAACGTTCTGCCAGATATTAATTCCAAGTTGCTAATGCCGCCTTCCGATACTTTCAGATTCTCCCGAGCCTTCGCCTCTATCTCTGCAACACATCCGCACTGCTTCATTTTGCTTCCTCCTTCAATCTCTAGGATCAGTAACGCCCAAGCAATTCGCTCTATACTCCCTGCGCTTCCGTCTACAATCCAGGCACCGCTCAGGAAGTACCCAATCCCTATTCCTGTACCAATCCATTTCCTTCTGTTCCATTTCAAATGTCTCACCGCAATCTTTGCACTTCTTCACAATTTTGTCAGCTTGGTATCTTTCTGTTACCATATGTACCGCCTCACATTTACAATTTGTTGATTTTGATGATTCGCGCCCTAACCATTGTGCCACTTTCCTTGAAAGCACCTGGTTCAAGGTCGTATACTTCGGCGTCGTTTTCATCTAGCCATTCCCTAAACTCAACCGACTTTCTATTTTCCCTAAAGAATGGGCTTTCGCTGACGATAGACACCAGTATACCGCCCGGCTGCAAGACTTTGAACGCCTCATATATATGGTCAATGTCCTGCTGTTTGGAAAAAGGAGGGTTCATCACCACACGGTTGACGTCGATTTTCTCGCCGAGTCCTAACGAAAGGAAGTCGCCTTGCTCTGCAACAACAATAGGACCGCAACCATTATCATTCAGTTTTTCTAACATGGGGATCATTTTCTCGTTTAATTCCACAGCGTAAACACTCTGCACTCCTGCGCTTACAAGCGCCTTTACGATAGCCCCATCTCCCGCTGAAGGCTCCAGAGTCCTGCTGTGTTCGCTGAGTTCAGCCATATCACACATGCGATCCGCAATAGGGCGGGGCGTTGGGAAAAACTGATACTGCTTTTTCAAATCAACAGTTTCACCAGTCAAGATGAGGTTATCAAGTAATTCAGCAGGATTAGAATCGAATATATGCCCTTTACATTTCCGGTTCCATTTACCTCCGATATTTTCAAGACACTCATTAACTTCCTCGTAAGTTTTACGATCAAGCTGACCACAGGTAAGAAAGACTGTGTTTTCTTCAATAGTGCACTTATCAAGGATGTTTAAAATCTCATTTTTTATTTTCATATAATCGCCTCACTTTTAGATTGGCGGCAGAACCATGTCGTAATGTTGTACGTTCACTTATTGGCTATCCGACAGCCCACTACAATAATTGGAGCTTGCCGCCTCTAAACTTCCAGCCGCCGCCTATTGAATTTATTTTTCTTGTTTGATATAATTAAGTTGAGTATTATTCTCGGCTGCTTTGAGCAGCTCTTTTTATTCCTCAGAATCCTCGGTATCACCGAAAAGCCCCATTCTCATGCCCATTTCAACAAAACCCTCAACCATCATTCCTACGTCCGTTTTGTTACACCCAAGGAACTCCATTGAAATATGAGCATTATCGCCTTCGTCCTGAACCGTCAGGGCCATACCTTTGCGTATTTCTTTTTCGATACCGTCGCTGTACCGGATAACAATTGATTCTACTTCGTTTGGGTTTGTGTCTGCCGTGAATTCAACTATGCTCATTTCTTACATCAGTCCCTTCCTTATTAATTCAGTCTGTATCATATTCCGTTTGTTACGTCTCTTGTGCCTGAGACGCTCTAACCATTTTCTTAGCATTGGTAGCCTCCATCCTCTCCGATATAATTGCCTGTATCCGACTATTTGCTGCTGACATGCGGTATATCGCTTCGTCTATACGGTATTTATTTACAGCATTACGGAACATCGTATTTGCCTGGTCTAGTTCTATCAAAGCATCATGTATCTCAGGGTCTTGGTTTAATGGAATCATCATATTTGCCACGGTCAATATCTCCTTCCCGGCAAGTAATAGGAATGCTTAGTTCTTTTTACCTTAATGCCGCATATCATAAACCTTTTAGCCTGAGACTTTGTAATTCTTTTCATGTGCATCCCTCCCTATTGAACCAGTCTAAAAACATATCCAAGGAAGCCCAAGACCACAACCAGATAGAATATGTCAGCTATACCGATACCAACTGGGCTTTCTCCGTCTCCGTAAACCTTGGTAATATCCTTGACAAAGCCGTTCTTGTCGTATCGAATCATTCTAATCATGTTGCGCCACTTCCAGTCCGATACAGCGCTCGTTTTCCCATACCTCCGGGAATATCTTCTCTATCCGGTCAAGCATGCAGCACAGGTTGTGTTCATCCCATAGGCTGCAATTATCGATTGTTTCCGGCAGATACGATTCGTTAATTTGACACATCCGCATTCCCTCCCACAGAAAAGATATTGTTGTTGAAGGCATTAAGTCCCAGTGTGATGTATTTCTTGGCTAGAGGGTTGATTTCAGCATCTAAAAGGGTATCGAATACAAAGGCCACCATAGCCAAAGCATTAATCTTTTCTTTTGTGTCCAGGGAATTGAAATAGTTTTCATAGATATAGATAATGTTGGATATTGTCTCGATGAGATTTATCTTTTGTTTCTCCGGGACAGATATAGCACTCAATGTGCTTGTTACTATATCCAGGTTTTCTTCCGTAAGAATCCCGTGAAACTTGTTCATGATTAGGCCTCCTTTTATTCGATCGAAGTTTCTACAAACTGCCCATTTCGGAGCGTATACCATGTATCTGCTTTAATTGTCTCACCGTCAACCTTCGCTGACTTAACTTCCTTGATATGCCAACGATGCTCCTTATCCTGGAACCATTCTGAAAGTACAATCCAGCAACCAAGTGCAGCTTTTGCCTTATTTTCTATACCTATAGCAGCTGCTATAGACTCCTTGCCATTAGCTTCAGCATTAGCCCCATCGCCTGTGGTAGCAGCATTAGCCCTATCGCCTGTGGTAGCAGCATTAGCCCCATAGCCTGTGGTAGCAGCATTAGCCCCATAGCCTGTGGTAGCAGCATTAGCCCCATCGCCTGTGGTAGCAGCATTAGCCCTATCGCCTGTGGTAGCAGCATTAGCCCTATCGCCTGTGGTAGCAGCATTAGCCCTATCGCCTGTGGTAGCAGCATTAGCCCCATAGCCTGTGGTAGCAGCATTAGCCCCATTGCCTGTGGTAGCAATTGCATCCTTAACAACCTTAGTTTTCTCAAAGATGAATTTTACTCCAGCCTCTATCATGCTCTTTACGTTCAGTTCAAGCCCAATTTTGAGTTTTGTTGAAGATATCTTGCTATCTTCTTCATGGGTATCAATCTCGCCGGCGGCCTCAACTTCCGTATAGCGGTTGCCATTTATAGGCGGGTAATAAGTGAAAACATCCAACGGATTCAGGCAGGAATGCATCCCGCAATCGCAACACTTTGCTTTATCCTCCGAATAATCACTGCCACGTTCATATTGCTTTGGAGTATTTCCTCCGGTGCATGTCATATCTTTGTTATAGCCCTTGTAACTCTTTTTCATTTTGACCTCCTTCTATTTCTCTGGCTTCTAGCCAGTAATCACCATTCGCATTCGCCATCTACGTTGTAATAGCAGTTCTCGCAGCAGGATTTACATACTTTGCAAGGACTATCTATCCCATTAACGGGACAATCTTCCATTTCCTTTTCCAGGAATTCTTTTCCGCATTCGTCGCATATATAGACCATTAGATAACCTCCTTTGCATAATCTGTATAATATTTGGTTATATTGGGATTTGGGGTGGTATGCGGGGTTTTAAGCTACAAATTTTATGTAAAGCTCCTGTACTATCTTGCTGTATATCTCCCTGAGCTTCTTATCTTCCGCTATTACATCAAGCTTGCAGACTCCGTTGATTTCCGTTTTTCTTTTGCCTGCCTCCAACATCCTGGTCCTTAAGTTCCTAAGCCGAGCTTCAAGATTTACCCCTGCTCTTCTTTCAAGTTCCTTATAGCTACCTTTGCGCATTTCCTGATATTGCTGGTTGCCTATTGTTATAACGATCGTATTGAGCATCCTATTTAGTTCTTCCCTCCAGTTGTCTGGTTGCTGGATAATAGTCTCCTTAATCGTTTCAACAGTGTGCTTTGCTTGCGATGTGTCAGCTTGGAGTTGTTTTACTTCTTCCCTGAGCTGCTTCATGGCGGTGGCCTGCATTATTATAAGGTCCTCAATACATTGAGGTTGATTCGGAAGAAATGCCTCTGCAAGTACATCCTTCGCCTTAAGCTGATATTCGATAAGCTTGCTTTGAATTTCTGGATTAACCTTGGCTGGGTTTATGCCTGCCAGCCATAGGGGGAGAAAATCAATTTCAATTACAAAGGCCTCTTGTATTCCTCCGTTTGAAGGTATGGGGCATATGGTACACCCCTTTGATAAAGTCATGTGATCTCTAAGCTTATCGCGTTGTATCCTGGCTTCTAAACCAAGACCGTTGCAAATATGGTTAACTGATATAAGGATCTTGCCGGTATCGGCATCTTTGACTGCTAATAGTTCATCACCATTGAAATTGACTTGTTTCGGGATTAAGTTTGGCATATATAGTCCTCCTTTCGCGCTTTCTGACAGTGTGGTAAAATTTAGTTGTAAAGGGGCTTTTAAAGGAGTTGTTTCTATGGCTACTGAAAGCCAAACTGCTGAGGTTATTGCAAAAGAAATAGTTGTTGCTACCATACAAAGCATGGATCTTGGTAAAAACATGATAGCGAATGAAGTTCCTGAATTCATTTCCAATTTGTATAAAACAATCTTAAAAACTGTTAACGAGGAAGATGTCTAAATAAATCTAAGCCCCTTTACTTTCAAATGCAGCTGCTAAAAAAGTCAGTTCAGATATAGTCTTTGCAATCTGACATGCTTCTTTGTCGAAGCCGCTTCTGTCGGATAATTTGTCTTGCCTCCTCTGCAATTCTCTGATCTGTTCTTCAATTACTGTCTTATAATCCATAGCGGAACCTCCTTTCTTACTTGTCTTTTCAGCACATTAAAATGCTATATATCTATCGCACCGTTTATCCGGATAATTACGTTCCTCTATTATCTGCCAGTAATTCTCTATAGTGTCCCTTTGTTTTAGTCGCCCTTTTTCTATGGGCTGCACTTTGCTTCGTATTAATGCCCAGGCTTGATTAGCCGTCAATCTTCTGTCCTTTTCATACTCGTAAATGCTGAATTCAAGTTTTTGAAAATCTAAGTGGACTATGTGATATTTCTTAATCCCGCCGAATGCCATTTATTGCGCCTCCTTTCTTGTCTCTCCCTGCCAACAATGGTAAAATTTTGTTGAAGGGGATGATTATTATAAAAATCAATAAAGATAAAGTTATGAAATATTTATTGGAAGTTTATGAGGAACAGGGCTGCGATTCCATATACGATATTGATTCTGTCTACAAACATTTTGGAAATATTGCTCGCACCGAAACGATTTTGTCAATACTTGCTAACGAGGAACTAATCGAAGTCCATTGGGCCGACAACAAACCATATGTTATAGCTATCATGCCTGAGGGTCATACTTACTTTGAAGATAAAATTTCTGCCAAGAAAGAATTTTGGAAAGCCCTCGCCATTTCTAAAACATCGGATATTGTTGTTTCAGCGATAACTGCTGTGGTCGTATACTTTGTGATGGACTATGTAAAATTACTTACCAAATAGTAATGATAAGACCACAGTAACTACCGCCGATGGAATTACCACCGTAATGAGCTTCCCAAGAATTGTTTTGCCTATTTGTTTCCATCTGGCTTTCAATCTATCGGCTCTCTCCTTTCTTATTAGTTAGTAGGAGTTAGATTGTTTATTACTTCAATTCTTTATTTCCGTTACCACTTGGTATCATTCTGGTAAAAAAAAGGTCGCTCACCGGAACGTCAAAAGCCTTTGCTATAGCAACCCCTTCAGTCATTGTCCAATTAGGGACGCTGCTATTAAGCCTTCGCCTAAGCGTAACTGGAGTTATCCCTGTTTTTTTACATAGCATCTCCTGAGTCCATTCCTTATACTTCAGAAGTAGCTTTATATTGCTATTCGCATACTTCAATGAATAATCCATAAAAATCCTCCTTATCTTATTGCTTTGTTACATCTTGGTATCATTATATATTCAAAATCGCGTACGGTCAATATGTTTTTGAAAAATAATTTAAATTAATTTGATTATTTTATTGCAAATTGGTAACAACTTGTAATATAATTCTTTTATAGAATAACAAGGAGAGTGTAGAAATGAAACGAATTTCAGCAAATGAAGAAATAAGAAAGACCGCATTGGCAATTTTTGCTAGAAGGCTTAAGAATCTAAGAGATCAACATGGATTGAGCACACGCGCTTTAGGCGAAATTGTTGGTACCAGCAACGCGACAATATCAAGATATGAAACAGGCAAACGAGATCCCGATATGGTAATAGCTCAAAAACTTGCATCATATTTTAATGTTTCCGTTGAATATCTTTGTGGAGAAGACATAGACACGAGGACTGAACATTTAATTGAGATGTATTCAAAATTATCAGATGAACGCAAGTTGGATGCAATCAAATATATTGCCTATTTAAGCGGAATGGAGGAATGATGTCGTGGAAGGGTCTGTAACTAAGCGTAAGGATGGACGCTGGCAGGGCGTAGTTGATATCCCGACGCTGACTGGGAAAAGAAAGCGAAAATATGTTTATGCTGCGACAAGAGCTGAATGTAGGAAAAAGGTAAATGAAGTTATTGAACAGATTGAAAATGACGGCATGATTAACCCAACAAAAGCAACCTTCAGAGAATATGGGCAGATATACTTAGACAAGTATTGCAGAAACTTATCCCCCACCACCCTGGATGGATATAATAAAAGCATAGTCAAATATGCTGACGGGTACATAGGGGATGCCTTATTAATAAAGATACTGCCGGTCCATATTCAGGATATGATTAATGAATTTGCTAAGACACATTCAGAAAAAACGTGCAGCAACCTATTGGGTGACATTGGTGGAGTTTTTAAATATGCGATGATAAACAAAGTCTTAAAAAACAATCCTTGCATTGGTGTAAAGGTGCCAAAGGATATAGAGCCCTACAAATACTACATCTATAATGAAGCCGAATTTAATAAGTTACTGGATTACGTTACTGGCACCAAAGAGGAAATACCTATACTTTTGGGAGCCCTATGCGGTTTAAGAGTGAGCGAAATAATGGGATTGACCTGGAACGATATAAGTTTTGATACCGGCGAAATACATGTCCGAAGGGCATATGTGCATGTGGGCGCAAAGGTTATGCAAAAAGAAACGAAAACCAGGACATCGTACAGGAGCTTTATTGCTCCTCAATACGTCATGGACAGATTAAGCTTATATAAGGGTGTCGGATTTGTTTACCCTAAAAAGGACGGAACTGCCGAAAATGGTGGCAATTATGGAATAAGGTTTTCCAAAATATTAGAGCGTGCAGGCTTGCCCCATACAAGATTCCACGATTTAAGACATTTTAACGCAACGATGATGTTAAAAGGCGGCGTCTCGGACAAAGAAGCCGCCGAAAGATTGGGCCATTCAGACATAAATATGACAAAGAAATATCAGCACATATTATCCAACATGAAAAGTAATGCGGCCAATGCATTAAATAACATTGTTAGACCTTTGGATGTCAAAAAGGATGTCAAATAG